TGCGGTAGCAGTCTCGGGTGCGGTAGCAGTCTCGGGTGCGGTAGCAGTCTCGGGTGCGGTAGCAGTCTCGGGTGCGGCGGTAGTTTTGGACGCCGGCTTTGCGCGTTTCTGTGTACGCACTTCCGTAATCATGTTGCCCGCGTGCATATTCCCATAGGATTCGTATCCAGGGATGTCGTTTGTGCGCCTCCACAACTCTAGTGGGAATGAGCCTACTTTTGGCGTCGTGCTAAATGGGACATCTTTCCCACTCTCCGACATCCCATATTTACCCGCGGCCTTGTTCCACATAATTAGTGAGGCTCGACCGTTCTTGATAATTACACGCGGCGGAGGGTCGTTAGGGTCTAAACCCTGCACCCCTGCGGCTGACAACGGAGATGCGTCGCTATCAAAATAAATCGTCCGGGTACTCTTAATTTTCTTTCCAACATCCGAGGCGTCATGCCCGACATCTGTATGATCTGATTTAGTCCGTGTAGTCCCCGTATCATCGTGCACTTCATATGTGGAGCCTTTGGACGTGGTATATCCAACAACTTGCTCGCCGCCTTGGGGCACCTCAACGGTAGCAGTCTCGGGTGCGGTAGGAGCGGTAGGAGCGGTAGGAGCGGTAGGAGCGGTAGCAGTCTTGGCTCTCGCCTCAAGCGCCCCCCGCAGATCAAAGCCCCGCGCCTGCGCCTCATTGTTTAGCCCGCCCTGCAGTTCGCGGAAGTAGGAGTTGCGACGCACCAACCTCTGTCCGTCATTCTTAGCATCCCATGCGGCCTGTTGTTTTGCGCCCCTGGCGGGGCGGCCCGCAAGCGCGGATTTGCTCATGTTGAAATCGTCAGTCGCGGCAAGATGCGCGACGACAAGATCTTCATCCGTCAGGCTGGAGAAGTCAAAAATCGGACGCTGTTCTTCATCGCGTCCGACGAGGAATGGCGTGTCGTCATTGGGCTCCACGGGGGTGATTTCCGCCGCAGGCGCAGCCGGGGCGGTAGACTCCGCAACCGCGGAATCGGTTTTGGCGTTTGCTACCAGAGAGTTCAAAATCCCCTTTTGCTCCGCGTTCAGCCCCTTGGTGTTCTTCTGCAGTTCTTGCAGCTGTTCCAGAGTCATCCCGCTGACGGTATCGCGCAACCACGTTTTTGCGCGGCCACTGGCCGATTGCATAGCCAGCGCTACGTCTTGCGCGAGCGGAGTGAGTGCAGTCTCAGGCGCAGCCGTCTCAGGCGCAGCCGTCTCAGGCGCAGCCGTCTCAGGCGCAGCCGTCTCAGGCGCAGCCGTCTCAGGCGCAGCCGCAGCCGCTTTTTGGCGACGCAGCTCCAATATCCTCCGCTGGATGGCGGCCCGCTGTTCGCGGCTGAGCGACACTTTGGGGTCCTTCAACAGTGCGTACAGCTCTTTGGGCTCCGCTTGAAGGATGGCTTCTTCGCGCGTTACCACTTGTGCGTCAGGTTGAGCGAACGCACTTTGCGACGCCATCGCACGATCCGCGGCCTGTTGCTGCGCGAACGTCAGATTCGATTCGCCAATAGCCTTATCCAGCGCCGCCAGCATCGTGCGACGTTCCACTGACTTGGGTTCTTGGCGCCACTTCTCTCGCTCACGAACCATGTCTTCAAACGACATGGTAGGCACCGCGGCCAGCGCGGCGTCATACGCGGCTTTGTTGGCGGCAGCCTGCTGCTGTTGAGCGGTCGCGTCGGCCTGCTGTTTGTCCCGCGCAGCTTTCGCAGCGGCGTCTTCCCGGGCTCGCTGAATGTTCCCGCGTTCCACATAGCGCCCAGCCGGCGCAATCAAGCCGCCCAGCACGGCGCCACCCACGAAACTGTCGAAGTATTCTGCACGGGCTTCAGGATCAGAGATCGACAACCCTGCCTGCAGGCGCTCCAGCAGTTGCTGCGCTGCTTCTGTGGTGCCCTCGACCGTCATCGCCTTGCCAGTGGCCTTCGCATAGTCGGTAGCGACCTGCTTCAAACTCTCTTTGACCGCGTTCTGCACCGCGGGCGCCGAGGCTTCCACTCCAGCCTTACCCAGAATCCGCCCGACGCCAGGCATCAGGGCCATAGCACCGATGTCCAGTGCAGCCGCTGGGATCGCCGCCGCAAGGGCTTTTGTGCCGCTGGCTTCTTCCAGTGACTTGCCCGTACCGACTTGGCGCCCCAAGTGCGTGCCTGTGAACTGCCCAACTCCCGTCAGGAACCCAAGCCCCAATGCCGCAGTCCCCGCAATCGCTGCTGGAGCCGCTACCTGCGCCGCAGCCCCCGCAACCAAAGGCGCCGCCATATAGGGCCAAGACCCGCCAGCCAGCTCGCGGATCTTCAGCAGGGGGTCCTCAGTCCAGCCCTTTTCGGTCGGCGTGTGCAGCTCAGCCGCCCGCGCCTCGCGCGCCTTGTATTCGGCCTCGGCCTCGGGGAGTGACATCAGCCCCAGTTTCCCCATTGTGAGCGCGGTTTCACCCTTGAGCCGCTCGATGGACGCGCTCGACGCCGGACCAAAGCCCGACTTGCTGTCGTCTTCTTTTTGGGCGAACTCCGGATGTTTGCGCAGGATGTTGGCCCGCGCTTCATCCAATGAAACTTCGTCCGGAATGTCGGTTACCAGAGAGCCGTCGGGCAGGCGAAGGGAGTAGGGCATGTCGATTACTTCTTGGTAGCGTAAAAGTCGTAGGTGGTTTGCTTAGGCGCAGATTCAGGTATACCGCCTTCCGGTTCTGGCAGTCCAGCGTTGCGCAGGTCCTCCCGAATGCGCTCATTACGCACCCGCGCCAACTCTTCTTTGGATTTACCTATACCGGCTGTAGTGGCGTACTTCGCGATCCAATCATCAGCGGCTTTTGCGATCTTCATATACCGCTCAGCATAGGCTTTCTGTTGCGCCGCCGACCGAACACCGGCAGATGCAAGTGCGCCTTCGTTCTGCAGGCGCTGCGCCTCAAGATTGCCTGTGATGGTGGCTTGGGTGCGCTGCATAGCGGCATTCTCTTTGAACTCAAGTTCAGCCAGCTTGAGCTTGTCTGCGCGAATCTCTGCCTGCACCTTAGCAACGCGGTCGGCATCGCCGGTGGCGTGCGCCAGCTTGAGTTCCTCGACCTTGATAGCCAGTTGTTCTTGCGTCTGCCTGCGAACTTCGGCCAGTTCGGCTTGTTTGCGCGCACGTTCGCGCTCAGCTTCACGAGTTCCCAAAACGGACTGCCCATACCCACCGACTGCAGCGGCCAAACCGCCAAGCCCTCGACGTCCACGAGTCGCCTCACCGGCGGCCAGCAACGCTTTCCAGATACTGTCGTTGGACCGCCCTTGCTCATCCTGCTGGAATTTGGCTTGCGCCTCATCGCCGGCGGCTTTTGACGACTCTTGCATCTGGCCGTACTTGGCCATCAAGGACTCGCGCAGCGCGTTGATCCCAGAGCGGTCTTCTTCCGGCGCTTTCGCGGCGTAGAGTTCCTGCAGTTTGGATAGGGGCGCAGGCGCTTCGGGGGTGGGGGACGCCGCAGGTACATCGGGGGGTACGTCTTGCACATCATAGGGGCGGAGCATCGCTCCGGTACCAGCAGGTGCGCCCCGATAGCGAGTGCGAGGATCATCTGCATCGCGCATCGCTTTTCCGGTACCTAGCGGAATGCCCAGTTTAGATGTACTCATCGCCGAGCGCGCCGCTTGTTCGCTCGGAGAATACTTGGTAGGCACGTAATTTTTCTTGACGTTTGCCAACTCGCGCTGCAGCGCCGCAATGTCCGCTTGGCTATTACGGGCTGTCGCTTTGCGCAGCTCTTGCTCCAAAATCGCTACGCGATCCACATAGTCCGGGTCAGAGTTCCTACCCTCGGAGCCCCCTTGGGCGAATCGCTTGACCGGCAAGGACATCAGTCCGCCGCTCGCAGCTTGAATCGGCTGCCCCGTACCTGCGGGGGCTGCGCCCCGACCCGCGGCCTGCTGCGCAACCTGCTGGATACCTTGCTGGGCGCGGGCATTCTGCACCTGCGCGACGCCACCCATGTTCTGCGCCAACTGCTGCACCGTTTGATCCTTCACGGTGCCTTGCGGGGCTTGCGCAGCCTGCGCGGCGGACGCCAGCCGCTTGATCTCGTTGAGCTTCATGAGCGCCAACGTCTGCTGCATCGGATTGGTGGGGTCCGGCTGCTGTGCCAAGCGAGTCAGCAGGGGGATTGCTTGCGGTGATGTGGGCAACGCCATGATCTTGGCATTGCGGTCATTCAGGATACTCATCTAGTTAGCCTCCGAACAGGCGTTGGATGTTTGCCAGCAGTTGCGACGCGGAGCCAGTTCCCGTACCAGTGAGCGTGCCCAGTCCGCCGATAAGCGAGGTGAGCTGCCCGAGCGTACTCTGATCTGCCAAAGACGAGGAAATAGACTGCGCGGGAAGGCCGGAGATCATGTTGCGCTGGAACTCAAGCTGTTTGTACGGGTGGTTCTCTTGGCGGAGGAACTCATCATAGTCCGCTTTGACGCCCTCGCTCTCAATGCCGCGCTGAGTTTCGCCCGCTTGCAGCATTTGGTTATACAGATTCCGCTGCGCTTCCAACCCCTGAAGGCCGAAGTTGGCGCCGAACTGCGATTCTCCGATCTTGCGCGTCTGGTCGGTGTTGAACTGCTGCGCCGCTTTGTCGTAGGCATTCGCGTACCCTTGGCCGACCGTCTGGTTCATCTGACTCAGCAGGTTCCGCTGCGTCTCGGTGTCCATCAGCGCTTGGCGGCTGCCACCAAAAGCTCCAGCCTGCGTCATCTTCGCGGCGTTCTGCTGCTGCGTGATCTGCGACTGCCGACGAAGCTCATCCAGCTGCGGGTTGAGCGCCTGCTGCAAGTACGGGTTCATGTACTGCTGAGCGGCCTGCGGCGTGAAGTCCGAACCTACCGGGCTGTACTGACCGCCATTCGGCAGAGTCAAGTTTCCAATGCCTTGGAACGCTTGTGTTTGCAGGTTCGAGGCTCCGGCGGTGAGCGGACCTTGATACGCTTGATAGGGCGTCTGGGCAAGCGCTTGTGCCTGCCCCAAGTAGCCGGTAATGTACGGCGCCGCCCAGTCGGCAAGACCTGAAGTGGTCGTGGTACCGGGGGACGTGGTTGTGGTTGTAGCGGTATCAGCCATTTCAGTGCCTCAAGTGGGAATGTGGTGGTATGCCTTGCTATCGGCGCCTCGGTCAGCCTTGCGCCCTGCGCGCTCGATCCGACTCACCATGTCGTCAAGACGTTCGGCACCGGCATCGGTGGAACCGTTACCCAGTTCCGCGACCACGCGAGCCGGGATCACATACTCACCGCGGGCGATACGCGCAGGCTGCACGCCATCAATGGTAGCGGGGATATCATCCGAAACCCCATCGCCGGTACCTGATACCAACCTGCCTTTACCCCCCGCGGCGTATTGGCCGAGACCGCCGATACCCGCACCCATAGCGCCACCCGCCGCCGCATACTGCGTGGGTTGGAAGTACGTGACTCCGCCCTGGCCCGGACGGTACCCGGCGGGGCGCTGCGTTGAAGCGGGAGTTTGCTCGCGCTTGGCAGTCAGTTGCGGGATGACCGCACTGGAGGCGCCCGACGAGGACTTGCCCTTGTTCATCTGAGACAGCAGGAGCATCATCATGAGCATCTGCAACCAGTTGCTGCCTTGGTTTTGCTGCCCAGGCGCCCCACCCACGCCGCCAGAACCAGCACCGCCAGAACCAGCACCGCCACCGATAGTGTTTTCCACTGTCTCGACTATCTTCTCCAGCGGAGTTCTAGCGCCCGCTTCGGGTTTGACTGGATTTGCCCCCGATGCGGTAGATAAGGTAAGCCCCGTGTTAGTGCCAAAGGTAGGGGTACCTCCACCAAGCAAGGGGGAAGGTTGATTGTCGTATCGGTAGGCATCGCGCGACGTAACGAGGTTGTTGGGGGCGACTACAACCCGATCCCCCGTGATATTTGGGTTGTTGATCCACGAGTCAGGGTCCCCCAATGCTACCGACGCGCCGCGATCCGGAATCATACCGAGCGCGGTGAGAACGCCTTTCGACATCGGAATTTCTTTACCCGCAATACTATTGCCCTCCGCATCGAGTGTACCCTCTGAATAGTATTTCGCCGGCATCGCAATAGTAGCGCCGTATCCCCCACCCATAGCGTCGAGGTTAACGCCTTTGGGATGTAGCAGATCATCCAGTTGAACTTCCAAGCCACTGTTACCTGTAGCCAAGGAGTATTTAGGGTTCAGATATTCGTCCGATGTAGGGTATCCCGACGGTGCGCCCATCCAGCTGTTAACCTCGTCGGGGGTGTTCATGGCCCAGTCGAAGTCGTCCCAGTTATTACCTGCCGTACCCATCCAGCTGTTAACCTCGTCGGGGGTGTTCATGGCCCAGCCGAAGTCGTCCCAGTTATTACCCGCCGTACCCATCCAGCTGTTAACCTCGTCGGGGGTGTTCATGGCCCAGTCGAAGTCGTCCCAGTTATTACCCGCCGTACCCATCCAGCTGTTAACCTCGTCGGGGGTGTTCATGACCCAATTAAAATCACCCAAACCGCTATTAGACGAGGCGTCGTCGAAAAAATACTCACCAAGGTCCATTGCCATATCTACTCCAATTCTCAGTTACCGCATTTTGCCATTAGCCGACCAAAGACGCCAGCCCGCCGGCGGCTTTTGGTATGACCCCATACTGCTGCCCTGCGCGCCCCACCGTGTTGATGATCTTCGTCGGGTCTCCCCCCTGCAGCGCTTGCAGAACGCTCGCGGCTTGGGCTATATCCTTCGGTGCGATGCCGGTTCCGGCAATGTCCTTCACCCCGGCGAGATCGGCGCCAGCGAGTACACCCGGCAGAATCTGCCCTTGCGAGATCGCGCCCAGCGCTCCGAGGCCCTTGCCCAAGTCGCTCAGCTTCAGCCCACTCTCACCCAGCATGCCTTGTGTACCAGGCACCGTCCAGCCACCAGCGTTGACCAAGTTACCCGTAGCGGTGAGAGCCCCCAAGTAGTCGCCCTTCGACAGTGCGTTGGCGGCCCGCAGTCCAGAACTGACGGTGCCCAGGGTTTTCGCCGTTTCTGCAGCCATAGGCATCCCGGCAGCAGCACTCAACCCCGGCGCGGCTCCGATGCCCGACAGCAGAGCTCCCGCCCAATTGCCTTGCGACGCCGCGAGTCCAGCATTGGCAGCCATCGCAAACGGAGCCACACCAGGGATGAACGACGCCAGCGCCAGCGCCGGCGCAATGTTCTTGACGTCGCTGGTGTCCTCGTACTGCTGGACTGGGATCGGCGTGTATCGCGTCACTCCGGTCGCAGGGTCCGTGGTGGGTTTCATCACCAGGTTGTAGTGGACCATCCCCTTGCCCTGTGTGGTGTAGCCCACCCGGAACGTGTTGTCTCCTCCCCGCTGCTCACCGACGACGGCGCCCGTGTCCTTGTTTATAAGTTGCTTTACGACCTGATCAGTGCCCTCTACAGGCACCTCGCGGACGTCCAGCTGACCGAGGTTGGTCACGCCCTTTTCCAGCAAGCGCCCCGTGAACGCCTGCATGTTCCTATCGACGCCGCCGTAGCCCTCCCCCTGCCAATACTCTCGACCCACGTGCCCCGCTACGGCGTCGTGGACGCTGTCCAGCTGCTTGTACAACCCCTCAGCAACCAGCGGATTCTTCACCGGCACGTTCTTGTTCAGCTGCCACCCGGTAGCGCCCGTCCACTTCTGCCCCAGTGTGTCGAGATCAGACTCCAACTTCTTGAGCGGGTCTGCGTACATCTCAGCCGCCAGAGGGTTGGCGCTGAGGTCCGACAGTTTTTGACGCACCTGCTCCGGCGTCAAGCTGGTATCTTTCAGGATCGCGTTGACAGACGTACCAAAATTTCTAACAGGGTTGAAGTAGTCTGCAAGCTGCTGTTCCGTATAGGTACCGCCCGTGTATTTTGCGAGGTCGGCATCGGACAGTCCGAACTGTTTGGCGGCGGACAGTATTCCCTTGGCCTCGTCGGTTGTGATGTTTTTGTCGGCAGTCATGCCGCCGACGATCTTTCCCAGCCCGGAGTCAAACACCCCACGCATGGCCTTGACCGCGGAGGCTTGCTTGCCCAGAAACGCCGCGGATTGGTCGTCGGTCAGTCCGTAATACCGCAGGGAGTTGAGGGCGTTGGCTGCCTCATCGAACGTGAGCTTTTTGTCCGCAATGATGTCGCCAAGGCCGCTGCTCAGTCGCGTGGATATCTGACTAGACAACGCCCCATACGCTTTTGGGTCGAGGATGCGCTGTAGTTCGTTTACATCTACGCCATAGTTCTTGGCGTAGTCCAAGACCGAAAACGCTTGCGGGACGGTTCCCGTTTGCGCGGCGCCCATCGCGGTGTCAACGTAGTTACGCAGCTGATCCGACGTTATTTTCTCGTCCGTGCCGTAGGTCTTTACGCCGGTGTACCCGTGATCCCGCATCCACGCCAAGTCAGACGCAGACACGCCCGCGTTCGCGAGCGTAGGCGCAGTGATCAAGTTGTTGTTGAAGTAGTCGATCTTCTGGTTGGGATCGTAGGTGTTCCACGCGGAAGGCAGCGAAGATGTGGAGAAGGAGGTCGCCCCTGCAGGGGCACTCGTAGCCGGAAGCCCGGCGATCCCCGAGGAAACTGGCGCTACTGACGCCGCTGCAGCGGCAGGAGCCGCCGGAGTTCCCCCCGTATACCCATGACCCTGCATCCAAGCGATGTCCCCAGCGGACACTCCCGCGGCCCCCAGCTGCGAAGCCGAGACGTTGTTGGTGTTGAAGTAGTCGATCTTCTGCTCGGGGGCGTAGCTTGCCCAGCCTGTCGGGAGGGAAATATCTTGCGTCGTAGCCATGTGTAGCTCCCAGTTAGGTTGCGCTGATAAGGCTCAGTGTCATGGCAGCCGACGGGCTACCAGGGCTGATAAACGGGGTTATAATCGCGGGGAGGTATTCCAGCTTAATGCTCGTCGAGCTGGCCGCCCACCATAACTCCACATACTCGCCGGCTTCCAGCGTAATGAAGAAGTTCGCGGCCATCACGTGATAGCCAATAACGCCCCCATGGGTCGATGAGATAGTCGCTACACTGGCGGTGTTTGCGATATCGGCCCCGTTTTTGCGTAGCCATATGTCTACGTCGTGATTCTGGTTATCAGCATTTGTGACCTGCACGCTGAACTGCAAGTTGTATACCCCGCTGATATCCGCATACACGCCGTTACCGGAGTGGTACTGCACGCCGCTGCCGAAGTCCGTCGCACTGAATGTGATCCGCGTGGGGGTGGCCGGCGCGGCCACCGTTTGTGTAGTGGTGCTGGAGAACGAACCGGCGGGGCTGCTGATATACCGCCCCCCATGCGTACCGAGGACCGCGTTCAGCGCCGCGGCGATACGGTTGAAGAACAGCCGCAGGATGTTGTTGCTCTGCTGCTGGTATAGGCGGTCGTAGTCCTGCGTCGGTATCGGCAGGGACGGGGTAGGTATTTGGTCGAGCTGCATTAGCTGCGCCTCCCGTCTTCCCTAATGTCGATTCGAGGCGCGCCTAGCTGCCACTGACACCCGATCTGGTTCGACTCGATCTTGAACGTCAGCTGCCGACCTCGAACTCGGATGTAAACTTGACCCGTGAACTCCTCAACCGGAGCCACCGCTGTACGCTGGATCACCGCATTGCTCGTACCCGCCACGGACGCCGGCGACGTGTAGCCGGCCCCTGAGTTGCTGAGCGGAGTCAAGGTCACAGTCGCCGAAGGCTTCACGCCCATAGGCGGCTCAGACCCGCGGAACGTGATGTCCGGCAGTAGCCTCCAGACGAAACCGAAGTTGTGCCCGTCATCAATGTCGAACTCCGTCGAGCACACATAGGCGTTGATCGCGGTCGTAGTTTCTGTCTCGTTGTCGTCCACCCCGGTCTCGTGCGCCACAAGAACGCCGGAGTAGCAAGCCGCGTAGGGCGCAGCGCGCAGCGCGGAGTCGTGCCAGGCGGTACGCTGCATGGTGCCGTAGTACCAGATATCGTCCACGTAGTTGTAGATGACATAGCAGTCAATCTCGTTGGAGTTCGCAGAGCAGTAGAACCACCAGACCTCGTTGAACCCTTCATTGCTTCCGGAGAACACCTGCTCGGATTGCGAGGCGTTGAAGTCCCCAAACACGTGCTGTCGCAGGTCGCAGCGCATCGTCTGCACGCGACCGTCATACCGATAGAACTTGTCGGAGCCCATCCAGAACACGCTGCCGTTTGCCGCTGTCACGGCATTCTGGCTCACGATGGAGATGTTGCTGCCCATGAGGTCGGTCTTCCAGACCGCAGGTTGCCCAACGTACTGGAGCGAGTACAGCGCCGCATTCGTGAACACCAGGATTTCCTGACGGGTCTGGACCCAGGAGACGATTTGAGACCCCTGAGACAGGCGAATGTCGCCCGCTTGGTTTGTGGGGTCTGGCGTCCAGTTGACGGCGCTTTCCTGATCCGACCACCGGATGAGCATGGGGTCTTGCGTCGTTCCGCCCAACTCATTACAACCAAACGCAAACACGAACCGGCTGGTGTCCGACACCAGCAAGCCATTCTGCACGGTCGGCACATCCGACGCCCCTGCGAGGGTAGATACCGCCACTGCACGGTTACCCAGTCCAGCCGACACATCGCAGTAGTAGATACTGCCGCCGCGCGGCCCGAACACCAAGTCTTCGCCGAAGTTGGACTGGCTCCAGAGCCGCAGCGGCATGACGCCGCCCGCGCCCGTCTGCCCCCAAGGGCTGACTCCCCAGCCGCCAGACCCCCAGCCGACTGTGGGCGTAGCGATCTCGGGGCCGACGTTGATCTGGTACTCAGCCGTGACCGAACCTCCCGCCGGAGAACTGGCGGCGTCGGTGGCGTTCGCCGTAGCCGACACCGTGATGGTGTATGCGTCTGCGCTGACTACGGTGATCTGGTGCTCGGCATTCAGCACCGCAGCTGTGATATTCCCGCCCAGTCCAGTTGCCCCACTGAAAGTAACGAAGTCTCCGGTCACGGCGCCATGACCCACGTCGGCTACCGAGATGACTGCAGAGCCTGCGGTGGCGGTGAACGGGTTGGTGAGCGTAGCGGTACCGCGAACCGGTGTGATGTCGTTGTAGACGCCACCATCTTCCACATAGAACTTCAGGTTGGTGGCCACTCCCATCAGATCGCTGCCCGCTAGGGTAGACCAGTTCAGCAGTGACCGGCAAACGCCCAAGAACGTGTTGTTCGACACCCTGCGCCAGCCACCGATCTTCTCGGCATTCCCCGACCGGAATCGAACCTTGTCGCACTCATACCAACCCCCCACCACTTGCGCGCCGGAAAGTGCACTGGTGGCGATGACCTCTGCGGCATAGCGCGTTGATTCGCGGTTTGTGCCGGGGCGGAACAGGATTTTCTTGAGCATTGTTACCCTAGTAGTGCAGCCTCTGCGGTGCGTCTTTTTACGAGGCCGGGTAGCTTCTTGCCGCCTCCGTAAACCCACTTCATGAGTTCGAGTTTCGCGCCATCCCAATCCTCTTGGTTGACCTTTCTGCGCAGGGTGGAGGCCCGGTAGCGTGGTGCTCCGAGATTGTACGCAAAGTCAACCATGGCACCAAGGGCCTCGGGGTGCCCTGCCAGGATAGGAGATGCCGCCAACACGCCGGGGAGGTATTCGAGCCGGATGGTGCGCAGTAGCCATTCATCGGCGGTGCGCAGGTCTATTGGGGCGTCGGCCAGCGTGACCTTGGTACCGTCGGGCTTGTTCACTGTCCCGAAGCCTATCGTGGGGTACCCGGCGGGGCAGAGGTATGGACTTGGGCGGAACCCCTCAAACTGCCTGCACAATGCCGCAGCAACCTCAACGGCTCGCATGGCGTTCCCAGATTCTACCGACGAACCAGAAACTCAGCAGCAGCGACATGATGGCGTTGTCATCGGCACTCCAGTTGGACAGCAGCATGGCTTTCCAGTCCCCGCCGGTCTGGTAGGCCAGCACCATAGAGGCGATCTTGACCGCAGACCACAAAGCCACCACCCAGTAGGTTACAAGCGGGCGAACCAGCGCAGATATGGCGGAGACCACCTTACCGCCCGAGCGCGCCATAGATGCTTGTCCCTTGAGTGCACTCTCAATCGCCTCGAACTGCGCAACCTCAACACTGGCGTCGGCGGTGTGCATGGCCTGAGTGACCCGGAGCTGCGCCATCGCCATCTCCTTGTCCAGCATAGCAAGCTCGTGCTTGCGCTCGTCCTTGCGGTCGAGCCACTTCAGGACTTCGGGGGCCAGCCGGAGCAGCCCACCGAACACCCCACCGAGCAGGGATTCAATCATGGCCAGACCAGAGCAGGCAGCTCGGCCTCGATGTCGGCGAAGCCGGTCGGCGCGGGCCGCTCGCCGGCTTGGACTTGATCGAGGATCGCGTACAGGGTCGCCCAGGTCTCGTCGCGCGCAGCCACGCAGTATTGGCCTTCGGCTTGGAACTTCGGCACCGTGGAAGTCGCGTAGGTGCAGGCACTCAAGATGCCATCGTAGCTGCGGGTGCGCGCGAAGTCATCAAGCCTATTCTGCGTTTGCTCGACGATTGAACTGGTCAGTTTCCGCTGTTGCTCTTTCGTGTTCGCATCGAACAGGTCGGCCGAGAGATCAAACACCCTCCACTGCTGCTCCCATTGCCCGTTGACTTCTGTGGGCTCCAGCTCCTCAATCCCCTGAGAAACCTCATCGTAAGCAGGCTGCGCTGTTCGATGCACCCAAGCAAACGGCGCTGGCGCAACAAAAGGCACGGGAAAACTTGTATTTTGATACAGGGCTTTGATTTCCTGCTCAGTAACTGGGTAGTTTTTGGTGATTAGGTTGATGTACATGCAATCGTCCTGGTGGCGGAAATTCGAGAAATGAGATCGGGTCGCTCGTCATAGAGTCGGCGCAACATTATTAAGCCTCCGCCCAATTCGCGGGTTTCAGGCTGCGAATCCATCCGCCGATCATCGCGCCAAGCTCATTGACGAGCACGGAAATAGCGGTGTGCCGGCGTTGCGCTTCCGTGCAGCCACGGTCGCGCTTGTGATTGTGAAAGTCGTAATACCCCAACTCGAATGAAAGGTTGATCAACATCCGAAGCTGCTCATGCCGCACGTCCAGCTTGGTTAAGCTGGTCTTGTTGTGATACCGCTTCTGGCATTCAGCCAGTAGTGCATACACGTCATAGGCGGCCTGCCGGATAGATTGGCAAAGCCCGTACTTTTCGTGCTTGGGAAAGTGGTTTAGATGCACGTTGAGCAGCAGAATCATCTCCCTACACTTGCAGAGAATGGCGGCTTCGGGATGGGCGTGTGTCGTCATTGGTCTTGAGGCGGGGCTATCGCCCCGCCAACATGCTTACGATCCATAGGCGGCGGCACGAAAGCCAGCAAGGTAGTCGTCATACGACCGGTAGGCGTTCCAAGCGCGGCAGGACACGCCCGCATTCGAGCCGTAGCTCCAAGAGGCCGCAGAGAGAGCAAACAGGTTTGTCAGATTGAACCGGTAGCAGCCGTCGTTACCGTACTGAGTGGTGCCAGCTGCGCTGGTGCCACCGGTCGTGTTTTGAATGCCGCAGGCCGTGCGCTGGTAGCTAATGCCGCTGGTCGCGCCGCTGAATACCTCTGTGCCGCCGTTGCCAAAGAATGTCCAGCCTGTCGAGCTGCCCCATGGGAACAGCGCGGTCACGCTATCGTACTTTGCGGCCAAGTTTGTCGCATCACCCCAAGCGTCGTTTGTACCGTTCCAGCCGTGGGTCAGGCTGGAGAGCGCTACGCTGGTCTTGAGGACGTAGGCGTTGCCATTTGCCTGTTGTGTCGTACTGGTGGCGCTACTGCCGGGGTTGGTGATGCCCAGCATGACCTGCCACATGGCGCCGTTGAGGTCCGCCACGCCGCATGACTGTCCGTTGTGCGTGGTCTTGGCAAACGGGCTGCCACTGCCGGTCTTTGGCTTGGCGCTCGAACCACTGTCGTCTGCCGTGGTGAAGGTGACGCCGGCATCGTTGGTGTCTGCCAGACTGCCGTTGTTGCAGCCCTTCGGGAAATTGTTGGTGGCGTCGTACCATGCACAATAAGTCGTGGCACTGCTGGCCTGACCGTGCGCCAAGGACAACAGCGCCAGCGCCGAGTACATGAACACCGAAGCAACGTTGAACGTGCCTACGCCGCGCGAACGGGCCAGCAGCACGGCGTCGGCCAAGCTTCCAGTGCAGGTGCCTTCGCCGGTGGTCATGCCGTTGGAGTTGGTGTATGCCGAGCTCGTAGTGAGCGAGATCGGCACGCCGTTCTGCACCGACTTGCAGGACGTGGTGCCGTTCTTCGATGCCAGATACTTGTCGATGAAGAAACCGGGTTTGTCAGAGCCGCCGTCTTTGAATGCCCGGTGCATGGCATAGCCCGCTGCGTTGGCCGCTGTTTCGGTCGCGTAGGTGTCAATCCCGGCGATGTCTATCGCATTCGCGCCATAGGTGGCATAGCGGGGGCTGGCCGCGTTGCCGATGCGGTAGTAGAAGCGCGGCACGAACACCATGATTGAGCCGTCGCTGTACTGGTAGTTGCCGTAGTTTGCACTGGCCTTGTCGGTCGTCCCAGTCATGGCACTGAACCCACTAGGTAGCGCGGTCGGGTACACGCCCACGCCAAACCCCTGCCCACCTTGCGTACCGATAAAGCCACCACTCACACTGGACCCGCCTGCAGCCGCCAGCAACATGTCACGCACCGTCATTTCACATCCTTTCCGAGCACCAGACCCGTCCACGTGGCCCCTGCGTCATGCGTGAAAAACCCCAGCACGTCACGACCCGAGGCAGTTAGCGTCGGCGCAGTGCCCCCCGCCCACTTCACCCCGCTCCACCAGGTAATCGTTGCTGATCCGCCGTTGGTAAGGTCAAGGATGAAGCTGGCAGTAGTACCCGATGCAGGGACATTACTTACTGTCAGCGTAGTTGCACCAGAAATCGTCTTGGTGAAGTAGTTTGCAGTGGACAGGTCGATATTGTTTGCTGCCATTGCTACTTTGGTTTCCAGCAGCCCCGTCAGGGTCTTGTTCGTCAACGTCTGGGGATCCGACACCCCGACGATGGCCCCGGTAGGCAGGGCTTTACCGCCGTCTTGAAGCAGTTTGCCTGTCGTACCGTTGAACGTGGCAATGTTGCCGCTGGTCGAGCTGGCTGGACCCACCACGTCACCAGTACCCACGGATACGTCGCCAGAACCCAGCAGGGATTGCCCGCCGACGGTCTTGATGTTGGTGCCCGAGACCAGCGTAGCCTGTGCCCCGAGGTTCGTGCGCGCCGTAGCCGCATCCGAAGCCCCTGTACCGCCATCGGCGACTGCAAGGTCGGTGCCCAGCGTGAGCGTGGGGAGATGGTTCTCCGCAGCGATGACGTTCGTGCCGTCGGTATAGACGAAAACCTTGCCGGCGTTCGGCACCGTGATGCCGGTACCGGCGGAGGTCTTGACGACGATGCTCCGGCCGCCCGTCGTGTTGTTGTGAATGAGGTACGGCTTCGTCGTGGTCGGGACAACCAGGTTGCGCGTCGCGGTCAGCGACACCGCAGACGTCACATTCAGCACGAAGCATCGAGCCGCTTGCGAAGCGTTCGAGTTGGTCAGAGAGATCGTCAGGTCTGCATCCGAGGCAAAACTGACCGCCCCGAGGCCGACGATGGCCTCTTCCAGCGCGGTGCCTAGGTTGGCGTTGGTCGTCGCGCCCCAAGCGCCCGACTGCGCGCCCGTGCCGACCAACTCGATCTTCAGGCTACTCGAATACGTACTTGCCATACAACCCCTTTACGCGGCCACCGCGGCCCAGTGTACCGCAGATCAATTTGAAATTTCCACCCACTCAGGGGTATTCGCTACCGGCACATTTTGCCAGCCCGACGTCTGCCTGTCATCCACCAGCCCCCATACCAAGGGTCGGCTTGCCTCGAAGGTGCCTTGCACTCCGGACACCGCGACTGTCTTCGGAATAGAGACGGTGACACTGCCCGCGACAAACGCCGCCGAGACTCCCGTTAGGTCTATCCAGACAAACACGCCGACATGTACGTCTCCGATCTGCCCCGTTGCCTGAACGCCTTCGGACTCTACGTCAGCGGCGGCTTGCGCAGTCACACTACCCACATCGAGCGTAGCGGAGACACCGGACACCGGCGCGCGACCGTCAGCAGTGATACCGACATCCCCCACACCAGAATCGGCCTGAACACCCAAAGGCTCGACTACCCCCGTGCCCGTGGTTGTGACATCCCCAACGCTACCGACACCGCCGACGCCATCAACTGCAACGACAAACGCATCGAGGCCCCAAGGGACGTACCCCCAAGGGCCTTCTCCCCAGCCAGAATACTCGACTGAGGACGCCATATCTTAGGCCAGCCGGATCACGGCAGTGGAGGCGGTAGCCGCCGGAAACTGAACCGTGAAGTTGCCGCTGGTCGAGGTCTTGTCTTCACCGAAGTCCAGCACGGCAATTGCGCGGTTCGACTTCGACGAGTTGTAGATCAGCGCGCCTCGCGCGGTAATCGTGGCCGTAGACCAGGTAGAGTCTGCGAAGTCCACAACTGCCGTCGTACCGTCGAGCGAAATAGCCGGGCTTGTCAGCGTGTTGCCGCCGGCGGTGTAGCCGGTACCGGAAATCTCATTGGTCGTCGAGTATGCCGTGGTGCTAGCCCCCAGCGTAGCCGAGCTGGTGTAGAGCGCGATCTTGATCACATCGGTATCCAAGTCGTGAATGCCACCAAGGACTTCTGACTTGAACGATGAGCACATGCTTTGCGTGATGGCCATGTTCTACCTTTAACTCACATCAATTTTCACTTGCCCGTTGCGATACGTATCGCCACGTTGTTTCGCATCGCCGAGGTTCTTCAGCAGTGCAATCGCTTGGATATACCGCTCTTTGTAGAGCGCAACCATATCCTGCTCACCCTTCATGAACGTAATCGCTTCACACAGGGTTCCGTAGAACAGCGCGGAATTGAAGTTCTCCCCGAGCCACGTGTCGCCCACATCGACGATGGACTCCGGCATGTAGAAGTAGTGCAGCTCCGTCGTGTAGCTCGCGTCGGGTGTCGGGCCTAGCAAGAACGACAACTCGTTGGCGTCTCCGCTCTGGGGGCCAAAAATGGCATAGAACCGCGGCAGCCCTGTGCTGGTGGGATTCGGGTAGGCTTCACGGATGAAGTTGGGGTCCTTGGGCAGCAAGTAGCTGTACCGGCCTGCCGAGTCCACCACCGCAATCGAGTAGGTAGACAGAAAATCAGACGGTGCCGACAGGTACTTGTTGCCGCTGGAGATACTACCCGTGACGTTTTTGCGCAGGTTGGGGAGCTGTACCGTGTGGTAGATGCGTTGTTCCGCTTGCTTGATGAAGCGGTCCATGTCCTCCTTCGAGAAGGAGTTCTCTACCGTGGTGGATACCGCTGCGACCAGCTCGTCGTAGTTCATAGGTTACGCCATCGGACCGCGAGCCTGAGTGCCCTTGGTAGCTGCGCCAGTGCCGCGAATCTTGACGCCGCCGCCAGCAGCCAGTTTGGTCTTCGGCTTACCGGGGTGCATGGCGGATTCGTGCTTGTGGACTGCGGTGCGGATCAGCGGCTTGTCCATTGCCGCGTCGGAATGCTTTTTGGTGGCCATCAGTTACTCCAAAGGGGGGATGAACAGGTCGGAGAGAGTCTTGCCATTGTCCGGTATTTGGCGAGAGGCCGCCAGTGCCGGGTCGGGTCGGGGGTTCCGCAGAGCTTGCGGATCGTCAATAGGGAAGGTGCCCAGCATGAGCTGTGGCTGGTCTTCATCCAGACACTCGCTGCACCGCAGAGAGTTCGTCACCTTCTGCTTGATGATCTGCGGCTTGAGCTTGGACAGGTCAGCGCGCTGCCCGCATACGGAACAGAACCCAAACGCCTTCTTGCCCTGTGCAAACCTGTTAGGCATGTTACATCCTGAAGCTACGAGGTACGAACCGGACAGCCGACTTGTCGCGGTCCTCCGCTGCAGCGGTGTCGTAAGCATCCACGTACTGCTTTTCCAGAATCTGCAGGCGATCCAGCGCTCCGGGAATTTTCAGGGCCATGTGGTACGCACAGCCGGCGATCAGCGCAGGCAGGAACCGGAACGGCATGTCGGGGGTGTTGGTGCCATCCCCGGCATCTTGGATGCGGCGCATCCTCCAGTACACCATCGTGTAGGGCGTAGACGCGTCGGGCACAGGCCAGAGCGTAACCCTCGGCGTGTTGAGCCGCTCGACGAAGATTTGCAAGGGGCGGCCCGTAGCGTTCTTGTTCGGGATGGTTGCGTAGGTGGACACGCTGATACGTGTCAAGGCGATGTCGGATTGCGAACTGGCCGACCCCGTGCGGGTCGTGTGTTCCAGCAGGTCGATGGTATCCGCAGGGAGGTTGTAGGTCGCAGTCCCCGCGACCAGCGGAATGGAGCCAGACTCCAGTGTCCACAGGTTCAACCCCTTGCTGGCCCATTCGGTCAGCAAGGCATTCATAGACCGGCGGAACGTGCGCAGATCGTATCCGGAGCGAAGCTCGCTCCCACAGCGCTCGAACACCTCCTCGGCGATCTCAACCAGATCGGGAGTCCACGCAGCAGTTCCGCTGGTCGTCATGGCTCAGACCATCTTTCCGCGGCCCCAGCCACGAGTTGCTGCGCCGACACCGCGAGCCGACTTCACTGCGCCGCCTTTGGCATACATATCATCAGCACTACGCGCCCACATAGCTTTGTTGATTTTATCTGCTTCGCGGGTTTTATCTGCTTCGCGGGTTTTAGCCGCCTCTCGGACCCTATCCGCCGGGTTTTCCAAGCTCTGGTTCCTGCTACCCCCTGGGAACGCGCGCTTGGCAGCAATCCGCTTAGCAGTTTCCGCCGCATCAGCCGATTTTCTGGCCGCTGCAGCTGTGTCCGCAGAGCGCGCATACATGGCTTCGTCAACACCCTGTGCAACTCGCGATCCAATACTAGCGGCCTCCGAAGTAGCGGGCTTCCCTGCGGCGCGGATTGCGTTTGCTCCGGCGCGACCCAGCGCCGCGGCGCCCCGTGCCCCAGCCTTCAGCGCTGCAGGGGCAGCCACTCCAGCAGCAAACTCAGCGCCGCGCTTCAGACCTGCATAGGGGTCATCAGTCGGAGGTTCGTAGGTACGCAGGGCAGATTTGACGCGCGCCGGCATATCAACGGCGCGAGGGCTCACGCGCTCCGGAGTCTCAGTGGCTTTCCGAATGCTCCCCGCAGTGTCGCGGGTAGGTTCCGCGGGCTCCGAGACCCTCGGGGTTTCAGCGGCTTTCGCCTTCGCAGGAGCGGCGCGGCGTGCTGCCGGCAGGGGGGTGCCCTCGACCTTGCTCATGCTCATCGGCTCAGCAACTTGCGCACCTTCGACGTTGTTGGATTCCACGAACTTGCGAGCGCGCTCGTAGGTGTCCTCGTCGAACCGGCCACTCACGCCGCCTTCGGCCATGCACTTGACCTTGCCGCCACGCTTCATAGCCGGGCGTTCGCCCTCGAACTTGGCTTCGGCCTTCTTGTAGGCGCCCTTACCGGGGAACTTCTTACGCTCCGCGGCTTCTTCCTTCATCGTTTCTTTACCGCCGAACAAGGCGGACATTTTCTTAGTAGCCGTAGCGGCTCCTTTCTTTGCCTTGTCGGCGGTTGCAAACTCTTGCCCTGTAGCTTGTGGGATGCCGACTTTCTTTGCAAACTTCGGTGAGTGCGCCACAGCTTGCATGAGTCGTGCCTGCGCAGGAGATTTAGAGGGCATGTTATACTCCGGGGCAGTTCCAACGTTTCAGAGACGCTGCTTTGCGCGTTGGTTGTCCCTTTTCGTCTTTCATTGGGCCTGGCATTCCACTCATTCGTGCACAAAATGAGTCGCGTCGTTTCCCACCTTGCGGTTGTGGCGCTTTCAAATTGCTGCCAGTAGCTGCGTTGTATTTCGCTCTACCTTTGGCGGTCAGCCCTGCGCCCTTGGATACCGGCAGTTTTTCCCCACGGCCCACAGCGAGAGAGGGGTTCTTCTTGGTTGCCATGTCATCACCTATACGGGTTACACAATACCGGCTTTGGCTGCTGCCGCCACCACAAGTGCTGACAGGATACCCCATATAGCTCGATCAACCCATTCGCTCGTCCGTGATTGGAGGGGCTCAGATTTCTCAAGCTCTACGATACGCTTCTCCTGTTCGGAGATTCGGGCCTCTACGCGCTCCAGGGCTTTGAAGGCCCGCTCCATACCGGCGGCGTGGTGGCTCTGTCGTTCTTCAATGAGAGCGAGCTTGGTGAGGGCACTCGCCACTTCTTTGATTGCCGACTTGACCTCCACGATGTCTGCGTGGAGGGTCAGCATGCGCTCTTGAAGAGCCGACAGCACCGGGTCGGATACCCTGCGCTCATTTTGTGGCGCGTCTGGCATGAGCGCCTCAGTAGACCCGCACAATCGCGGTGGCCGTTGTGCTCGTGGACCACACCTTGATCACACGCACGGGGAGGGTATTCCCAGCCGGTACGCCAGAGAACACGACATCCGTACCCTGTGACGTCGTTACCTTCACCGCGCCCGTTCCACCTACGTAGATCAGAGACGGGATGAAGGTCGCGGAGTCGCTCGGCGTGACGGCTTCTGCGTCACCAGGAACCGACGGGAACGTCGGGCTGGGGTTGGTGGCTTTGCCCATGACCGGCCCCTATCAGCCAGCCGAGACAGTCAGCACGCCAGAGTTGGCCCACAGTTGCCCTGCGACAGCCGGATCAGAGGTCGGCAGGTCCGAGAAGATCACCACACCCGAAGCTGTCAGGTCCGTAATCGAGGTAGAGGCGCCGAAGGTCGCCGTGGTGGTCACTGCGCCAGTGGTGGCGTTCTTGGAGATGGTCTGAAAGCCGTTTTCCGAGCGTACTGCGCCGGAGAAAGTCGTGTTGGCCATGAAGGTTCCTCAGTTGCGCCCGCTGTCTTGAGGGAGTCCGCCGAACCGGTCAGAGGGCAAATAAAATTTCGGTTGGTATGTTTATACCACATCGTATCGGAACTTCCAACCTTTAAACGGCCCCCGCACGAGAGGTTTCTCAGACTTCAGCGCTCGATTGACTGTAAAAAAGAAGGGGCCGAAGCCCCCTCTATGTAGAGAACCGCTAGGCGGCGTTAAGCGCCCGGGCTACCCCAGCAGCTTAGGGGATCGCTGACCCCAAAGCTGTACCGCTCTCGGGCCTTGTAGCGGACGTTGCCGGTGTCAAAGTCGCCATCCATGCCAGTGCTCATCGGGCTACGCACAAAGTGCTTGAGACCGTTTGGAACATCTGTCAAAATAAAAAATGCATTGGAATCCGTCAGCCAGTGGTTGACAGTGTAGCCACCCGGGATGGAGCCATTGGTCACGATGGCGCTGACATCGTTGTCAGCAGTGCCAACACGCTTCTCAGTCTCCATCAGGCGGGTTGCCACGAACTGCAGGGCCGGCGGGATGACCAGCTTCTTGGGCTTCGCAGCGATCAGAAGACCACGCTCATCAGTCCAAGCAGCGATCTGGATGATTGCGGCCTCAAGCGAGGTCTCATTCAGGTCAGCGCCAGAGGCCGGACGGTTGCTGTTGGTGCCACCACCCACCAGCGGGTGATCCGTAGCAAACAGGCTCTTGCCGTCGCCGTAAGCGACGCTCGAATTGAAACCGTTGTTGAGGATCGACGCGGCTTTGACCTGCTTGGTATAGGCCATCGCGCGAGCCAGCGCCTTGGTATAGCGGCTGGACAGCGAGTCGTAGAGGTTGTCTTCGACTGCCTCTTCGGTGATGGCAAAGCCCATCGCAATGGTTTCGTGGGTGTAGCGAGCGGTCCAAGCCTCTTGCGCGCTGTCATACGAGATGGCGGCGCCTTCGGACTTGACCGGGGCGGCACCAAAGCCAGACAGCTTGGTCTCTTCCTCAAACGAACGCTCGGAAGTCTCCTGTTCGTAGATTTCCTTGTGCTCCTCGCCGTAGCGCTTGTATTCCAGGCCGAACAGTGCGTTCAGGCCGGGGAGCAGTTCTTTCAGAAGTTGGGCACGAGAAATAGCCATTATTCAATCTCCTTGTTAGACGCCAAGCGAGTTGGTGTAGCTATGCACACCGACGTTGAACTTGACAATAAATTCCGGATAGGTATCACCTTCCGTACCGCGAACGACGTCCACAATTCGCATTGCAAGGGTAGAAGTAGCCGCCAGCGAGCCGCCGTTGCTATCAACCTTCAGGACTGCATCCGACACGCCGGTAGTGGCGTTCGGGGTGCCCCAAGCCAGTGCGGCGTTCTTGCCGATAGCGCCCGGCCAACCAGAACCACCAGTGCCGCTGTTGAAGGTGCCCAGGGCCGCGTTGCCTTGGATACGATACAGCTGGTCATAGTCGTCGTTGACGGTGATCCAGATCTCGGTGTAGCCGGCGCTAACAGCGTTGGCGGGGAGGTATTGGCCCCACAGCGACTGCTTGGTAGCCGGGTTGACATAGCGGACGCCGGTGAAGACGCCGATGATGCCCGGAGTAGCGTTGGCCGAGGTGCTCGGAATCTTGATAGCGACCGGGGTGGTGGTCACGCGGGCCGGGAGACCGGCGCTAGACAGCTCAACAACGTCACCGAAGTAGAACGCGGTGGTATCGGCGGCGACTTTGAACTCGCGGGCGGTACCGCCGTTGAATGCCTGACCGCCAATCAGGTTGGTCGGCTTCAGGCCATAAGGGGCATTTTGAAGTGCCATGAAAAACTCCTAGTGTTAGTTTCCACGTCCGAAAGTAACCTTCGACTGCCGGTCTTTGAACATCGGCATACGAGGATCGTTCTCTCGCATGTAGTTGTTGTCAACCGACTGCATCTGCGACTCCGCTTGGTTATGGAAGTGCGCGTTGCGTTGGTCAACAAACTCTGCCGGGGTCTTGCAAAGCATCAGTCCACCGATCTGGATGCTGTCTGGGTACGACGCATTGCCGCTAGTTCCCATCAGCTGCACTTCGGGGTGGTCCGACGCCTTTACAGGCTCCCAGCCTTCACGTAGCTTAGAGGACACATTCATGGGGTCGTTTACACCCAGCGTACTGATTCGAATCCATCGGAACACATAGCCAGGCTCCGGGTTCGGTTCGGGCAACAGCTGTGCGGGCATCCATCGTTTCGGGCGTTCAAAAGCAGCTCGATTATCGACTTCACGGCTGGCAGCTTTGCGCGGTGCGCGGGATTCAAAAACTTCGTCCACGATCAGTTCCTCATCATTTGTTTAGCAACCTCGCGGGCGTATTGTTCCAGAGGAACGCCGAGCCGCTTGGCGATATTGACCTGTGTTTGCGTCAGCACGATTTTCTTGGGCGCTGTGCTTCGCGTAGCAGGGGCGACTACACTTGCCTTGGAGCGTTGAGAAGGTGCATCAACGGGTTTCTCCTGCTCAAATGCGTCAGGGAACACTTGGCGCATCCGCGAATTGAGCCGAGCGTAGTATTCATCACTCGTCGGATCGACGTTTTCCCTGACCATCTTTGTATGCAGCCCGAGGGCGAAACTGGTCATCTCTTCGTCTTGTCCGAACCATGGGTTCTGAGACTGCCACTCGGCGGCTCGCGGATCGGGCTGGGCTACTGGAGCCTGCTCCTGCGCCGGTTGTGGTATTTGTACCTCATTCTCCGGTTTTTGTACAGGGGCGGGGCGATAGTTGGCGATCTTGTCTGCGCGAACCGTAGCTTGAGTCAGGGCTTCTTGCGCTGCTACAAGCGCTTCAGCGTCGCCGGACTCGTAGGCGTCCTTGTATTTGCGCTTGGCGTCTGCCAATTCTGCCGCGGAAACGCGCTTTGCCTGCTCCAGCATGGTCTGCTGGTTCTGACCAATAGAGCCCTTGAGGCGCTTGTTTTCCTCCAGAACGGCTTGCGCCAGTCGGAGTGCTTCGTCCTTCTCCCGCTGCGCGGCTTCCTTCGCGCGGCGCTCGTCGTGGAACCCTTTGGTGAAGTGCTTGATGCGCTTCTGAACGCTCTCGTCGTACTTGCCGAGTTCCTCGTCGGTGACATCCTTCGGGGGTTCTGCTGCGGGCTTGCGTCCGCGGTCGGCTTCCGGGGTGTCGTCTACGACCTCGATCTCTGCGGGAACTTCCGCTTCTGGCTCAACCACTCGACCGCCAAGGCGCGGGTTGTCCTGTTCCGGCAGATCGTCGAACTCAAACTCTGTCTGTTCGGTGTTGGTGCTCATAGGTACTCCTTACGCGCGCTTCACGCCGCGCGGGTCTTGAACAACGGCTTCGACCGAATCGTCGTTGATGATTCGCCACTCAGTACCGTGAATCTTCAGTCGAGTGCCGCTATTCGGACGGACGAGAACGAAGTCACCCACCTTGCACGACGGGCCGCTGGGGAACCGCTTTTCATCTTTGTAGGCGTCCGGACCCATTTTGGCTACGAACAGCACGGGAGAGAGAAGCTCCTCATGGTGCATGGTCTGGCCCGCTTTGAGTAGTCCGCTGTCGTACTCTTCCTCAGCCTGCGGAACCATACACAGGAGGTGGTAGGTCACCGGATCAGGAACTTGGCGAGCTTTGTCCTCAACGGGCTTGTTGAGAATCTTGGAGAGGTCTACCGCAGCTGCGATATTCAGGTCACTCATCTTGGTCCTTTAGCTTTTGCACGAGGTCGCTGATTTCATACTGCGCAACCAGCAAGCCTCGGACCTGGCCTGCGCAGTGGGTGTATTCGGAGTAGTCTTTACATACTCCGCTGGCCATTGCTTCGGAGAGCGCTTTCACGCGCTCCGAGAGTTTGGCCGACAAATGATCAAGAAGTCGCGTAGTCATGCCATATGGTACACGTTATTACGGCGTGGGAGTACCCGACGCCGGCGGAATACCCTGCGGAGTCGGGGCCGAGTTTCCAAGCGCGTTTGTAGCGTTTTGCGCTTCGAGTTGCTGAATGACACGCAACGCGAAGTCGCGGTCTGCCTGCAGCATGTTCTGATCCTGTGCTCGACCCATGACCCCGGCTTTCTGTGCATCCAGCACTTGCTGGCGTTCGCGCAATTCCTCGTCGGCCATCTGCTTGCGCGCCTTGATCTGCAGGTCGGCCATCTTCACCTGGGCTTCGGTCTGCGCCTTCATGGCCTTGGTCTGCGAGTCTTGCTGCTTGATCTGCAGTTCTTGCATCTGCATCTGCAGGAGTGGGTCTTGTGCCTGCTGCTGAGCCTGAGCCTGTTGGGCGGCGGCTTGGTTCTTCTGCAGGAGTTGAGCCGCGGCTTGAGCCACAACACGAGACAGCTGAACCTCCATCTCGGGGGGCATGTTCTCGTCCGGGGCGGGCATCGGTACGCCCATCTGTTCCTCGACCTTGGCGCGGTACTGGAACGCCAGATGCTCAGCGATGTGCGCCATGATGGCGCCTTGCATCTGCTGTGCCATCGGGTTTTGTCCGATCTGCCCCATGATCGTCGGGTCTTGCATCATCGAGGTGTGCACCGCGATGTGGGCTTCGTGATCCTGCTGAATGAACGCCTTGGTCGGTTTGCCGGTCAGGAAGCTCATGTTCTCCGAGATCGGATCGCGCGGCTTCTGGTCGTCAGTAACCGGTACCAGTTTGTCCGCGTTCTTGATGCCGAGCACCTCGATCATCTGCCGGTGCAGCTGCGGCAGGTCGTAAATCTGCGGCGCACTCTGGCTCAACTGGATGACCGACTGGTACTGCATGATCCGCTGCGCCATCGTGGCGCTGTTCGGATCACTGACAGGTATCACCTCAACCAGATCGTAGTCAGACTGTTTGGCTCCGCGCTTGCCGCCCTGCGGTGTGTAGGTGTAGTCAGCCGGGGCGTTGTCGCGGATGATCTCCTTCAGGATTTTGAACTCCTGCTTCATCGCATAGTGCACGCGCGCCTGCACAGCCGACATGGTTTTCAGCTGCCGCTCCAGGATCGCCAGCGTGGTGCCGACCGGCGCATTCGCACTCATGTCGCTGATCTTCATGTCTGCCACAGAGCCCAGCCTGCGGCCTTCCTCCGTGATGCGATCCAGCAGCGCAGCGAGCACCTGGCTGGGCTCTTTGTACGGCAGCGACATGATGTTGTCGCGGATCGAACCACTCGGGACGTCCACATCACGGAACTCACCGGGGGAGATCGGCGTGTCGTCGCCCTTGATGCGCAGGCCGCGAGTCTTCAAGCCCCCGGGCAGATTGTTCAGTGTGCCCGCGTCGATCAGCTGGCGGATGAGGCTGGTGCCGGCTCGGGCGTAGCCACCGATCATGTGGATGTACCCCAAGCCATACGCGCCGAGGCCGGGGATGTAATCGTACTGGACGAAGTGCTGCTTCTTCGACTTCGTTTCGTCACGCTCGTCCCAATTGCGATAGATAGACAGGACTTGGCTGGAGCCTTTGTCGATGGTGACGATGTAGGGGAGCGCAACACCATCCTCGCTCTCGTAGCCGGGCATGTCGTACTCGACCTGAATCTCGTAGACCTGATAGCGCTCGTCGTCGGTCAGGCTGTAGCCCTGCAGCTCAGACTTCTTCTTCTCCACGTCGGTGTGAATCTGAACGGGGTCGCCCAGCTCCACGTCTCGATAGAACCCACTCACCTGCAGCTTGCGGATGTCGTTTCTGGTCTTGCGCATGATGTGCGTGACCCGCGGAGACGTGCGGGCGTCCGCCGCGCCATAGGGGATGATCACATCTTCAGCGGCGCAGTACGCTGCGGTCGCGCGGTTGAGCGTGCTGTCGTTGTAGACCTTCTTGAACGCGCATCCAGCCAAGCCGAGGTTGAACAGCAGTCGCTCGTGCTCCGGACGGTACTCCGGCATGCCTTCGGTCAGCTCGTAGTTCATGTCCTCCCGGACGCGCTCCGCAGCTTCTTCCTTGAGCTTGTCCACGGCGCCGACGACTTTGGTCTTGACCGGGCCTTGCGCCGGGAATGTCTCGATGATGGTCTCGGACTGGAACCGCACCGCGGCTTCCACCAGCAAGGGGGAGTACACGCCGCAAGCCCCCGTCCACGGTTCGTTGCGCTCCTCGTACTTCAGACCCAGCACGTCAAGCCCTTGCACATAGGTCTCAACCCAGTCCTTGCGGCTCTGGATATCGGCCTCGACTTCCCCGAGCAGTTCGTTGGCGATCCCCGATAACTCGTTGTCGTCCATGAACTCCGCGAGGTTGGAACCGAACTCCTCCGCCGGCGAGCCGTCCGGGACGATCTCGATCTCCACCCCATCCATGCCAATACGCACCGCGTCGGGATTCTCGATCTCGATCTCAATTGGTTCATCCGAGCCTGCATCCAAGGCTTCCAAGCCCTGCGGGGCGGCGTACATAGCCTTATCAAAATTAGTAGCCATAAATCCTCAGATCAGTTTGTTGTTTCCGGCGTTATCAATGCGCCCGCCCATAGAGTACCCTAGCAGGTGCTTCATGCGCCCCATGATACCGGGCTCAGGTTTTTCTGTTTGCTTAGTGTAGGGCGGTAGGTCTTTAGCGTCAGTGCGGGTCTGCCGCAATCCTGTAGCTGCGTTATATGCCTCGCGCGCTTTTCGGCTTTTGAAGAGCGTTTTGCGCAGTTCTGGGTCTTTAGTCAAATCCACATTGTTGGCGGACTCAGCGGAAGCAAGCGTAGCCAGTATTTCGTATAGGCCATCTCCTCCCCGCTTATCTATAAACTCCGGCGTCATATAGGCGTTATTGAGGCCGTACTTCTCTCGTAGATACGGGAGCGACTCTTTCAGTCCATCAAAGAAGTTGAAAAACTCTCGCGGTGTTCTGCCTTCAGTCAACATGCGAATGAACTCGTCGCGCTGTTTCACCGCCATGCCGGTGTTCTGTCTTGCCAGCAAATGCTCAAGTTCATGCGCGATAGTTTGTTTCTCTTGTTCCGGCGACATGCCTGGCCGCAAATAGACCGCTTGCGGGCGTCCTCGGTTGTAATCCTGTGCAGCAACAGCATTGGACGAGAACACCTCCCCCCGAACGCCAGGATCCAGCTCAGGCGCGTATGCAACGGTAAGCCCGGGCAAGCCTGCGGCAGTGCTGGGCAGGGGGCCTTTGTACTGTGCCCGCCGTTTCAGGGCTGCGGCTTCTTTAGTGGCTTTTTCTTGCCAGTCTTCGTAGTCGGACATAGGGTTACCTCTTTCGGGTCGCACGATTCGTGCTGGGGTTGTATTTGAAAGTCGAGGCGGGCTTGCCAGTGGCACGGGAGGCCCTGTCTTTGGCTCGCTCCTCTGCGGTCATATTGTCCCGCTTCTGGCCCTCGGGGGTAAGTGTTTCTGTGCCTGGGTAGACATGTCCGCGCTTCTCCAGCAGTTTAAGCGCCGCCGCTCGGTCGCCGACCTGCGCCGTCAGACGGTCGATGAGCTGGTTCTTCCCCATGAATTTCTGAGTAACCATTAGTAGTACGCCTTGTGCTTAGCCCGGTAGAAGTCGTCCGCGAAGTCTTTGTCACCTGCAAGCCGCAGGAATCCACCTGTGCGAATCCTTCGTAATGCAAGCGTCATAGTATCTACTTCGTCGTCGTGCTCCGCGCTAGGAAACGCCAGTAGCTCTTCAACCACGTTTTGCGCCCATGTAGTTTCCGGAAACCACACCTGCCCCGATGCAAACATGTCCACCACGGAGTTGACCCGCGCTATCTTGTCATTGCCCTTGCCAGGACTGAAATCCTGAACCACTACTCCGGATCGTCGCAGTTCATCAATCAGCGGCTGGCCACTGGCCTTGGCTTCCACGATCAGGCTGTCCGGCTCCCAGTATGTCACCTGATCATGGGCGACCTGCTTCAAATCCGGAAACTCCCACTTGCCCTTGACCCGGTTAAGCAGAATCGCGCAGGTCTGGTTGGTAGTCTCATCGGTGAACACGCCCCAAGTCTGGCATACGCTGTAGTCCGACCGCTCCTTCGTAGTGAGTGCTGTGTCCCATGCTTGCACGATGAAATCACATGGTGGCGGGTCTTCCTTGGGCCACCACTGAATCCAGTCCCGCTTGATCAGCGCAGACTCTTGGGCAGTTGGGTTCTGCTGGTACTGCGCATTCCACTGCCATGCCGGCATGGAGGCTTTGGTGCGCTGGAGCGATTCGAGCGGCCACTGCTCAGGCCACAGGGACTTCTCGTTCTCGGTGCCTTCGTTCAGGATGGCGGGGAACTCGAACACCTCGTACTGGTCACCATCCTCGTTCAGCGCGCCATCCTTGATCAGTCGTCCAATGAGGTCTCGGGCATGCCATCGGGTATGCAGAATGCACAGTTTGCCGCCGGGCATCAGGCGAGTACGCAAACCTGCGCGAAACCACTCATAGGTTGTATCGAGCGAGTCGGTGTTTCCGCTCTTGATATCCTGCTCTGATAGCGGGTCGTCGATGATAATTAGGTGTCCGCCACGTCCTGCTAGCGCACCGCCAACGCCAGTAGCGTAGTACTCACCGCCTTTGTTCGTATTCCACTTACCCGCGGCCTTTGCATCAGCCGCAATAGCCACATTCGGAAAGATTCGACGGTACTCGTCCGTCTGCATGAGGTTTCGCACCTTACGGGCCATGTCAACGGCCAGATCGGCGGTGTGCGAAGCCACAATCACCTTGTGGTCGGGGTGTTTTCCGAGGTACCACGCTGGGTAGTAGATGGAAATCATCTGCGATTTGCCGAAACGAGGTGCCATAGACACCGCAATTCGGTCGTGTTCGCCGACTTCCACCCCCATTAGCAGGTTTCCGAGGCGTTTTAGGTGTGTACCGAACTTGTAATTGGCATCCACAGCCCCGATGAACGACAAAAAGTCGTTTTGGGCCAGCGTAATACGCTTTCGCTCGTCCAATTCCTCCAGCAAGACCAGCATGTCGGCCATTTCGGCGGGGGATAGCCCCCGCAGGAGCGCGTCAACCTCGGATTTACTGCGCATGGTGAGCCTGTAGGTCGATCACATCCGGGATTTGCTGCGCATAGGGCTGCACGGGGGCCTCTTCCGCGTCCAAAGTGCGTGTCAGGCGCTCTCTGAGCATCTGCTCCAGCTCTTCCGTTGGGCGATGTCGCATCGTGATCTCTGTCTTCTCCGTGAACAGCCCAACATCGCTGATCTTGCCTAGCAGTTCGAGGGCTTTGATCCGGATACGGGGGTCGGGAGCGTCGGATTCTAGCAGCAGCTTGTTTGTGACGAACGTCCGAATCTGAGCAGCGGACTCAACCACCGCCTTGTCATACTCGCTCAGGATCGCCTTGATCTGCACGATGGTGCCTGGGGAAGACAGCAGCACTTCGGTTGGGCGCTTGTCCCCCGTAACTACCGCGCGGGCGGCTTCTTGGTCGTCATCGGTGACCTCGACGTCCGCTTGAAGCTCTGACAGGGCGGCAAACGCCGCATCCACCCTCGCGGACAAATCCGAGAAAGTTGGGGGAAAGTCCGCTAGCGGGATGTCAGTGTCAATCTGTGGCGTGTACATGCGCTACCTTAGTGCTTCGGCGTAGTGTGCCATATTTTAGAGAACTTAGCATGTCAAGTTTGGCTGGGGGTGTATGCGGTGTATTTTTTGCAGGGGCATTTCAGCGAGTAATGGGGGTACTCCTGTGGGCCTGGAGTATGTCTAGTTGGGGGTAATTTTCACTGGGGTACATCGGATATGTCTAGTTGGGGGTAATTTTCACTGGGGTACATCGGATATGTCTAGTTGGGGGTAACTTTGTTGTTTGAGGGGGCTGCGCTCAGTAATTTAGGCCGGGGGTCCCAAGACACAAAATGGGGGGTCGGGGTAGGGTGGGGTCGTTATCCACAGGATATCCACAGGTCGCGATGGCAAATCCTAGTTATCCACAGGTTATCCACAGGATATCCACAGCCTTATCCACAAAAACCCAGTTATCCACATTCGGAGAATCGGTTATCCACAAGGGTTATCCACATTCCCTCGCGCGCGTAATGCGTCGCGTGTTTTTCTGGGTGAGCGAATGAAGGGGCCGGCCCAAAAATCAGTTAATGCATAATGGAGGCCATGCAGTGATCGGACTGCATGACAAGGTTCTTTAACAACCCATAGGCCAGCTATGCGCATGGTTTGCCATGCGTCAACGACACCATGCGGAAGCATGGCGAGACACAATCAACATTCATTCATTTAAGAGAAAAAATCATGACTGACATCAAGAAACCCAGCACGAAGAAAAAAACGGCTACGGCTACGGCTACGGAAACGATGGTCGCGGCGCTGGTGCCTGTTGCGTCCGCAGTATCTCCGGAGCGTGTTAAGGAACAGGTCCGAATCGCGGCGCTTGAGGCGCTTCACGTGGCACGTATTGAAGAGGATGCGTCACGTGTCCGGATTGATGGGTTGAGGATCACGGCGCTCAATACCGCGATTGACCAGCTGAGGGTGGCCGGTGTCATTGCCCTTGAAATCAAGGAAGCAATGGGAAGCATCATCGACGCCGCTGCCGAAGCCGGCGACTTGAGCGAAGCCAGCGTGCGACCCTACAAGTCCGGTATTGGATTTGCTATCGACGCTGCTGTTCCGTGGAACAGCAGCTTGGCCAGCACTGAAGGCCGCGTAAAAGCGCTGCAAGCTGCCGGTCGGAACATCCCGAAGTCACTACAAGCGGCGGCGGAGAAACTGGCGGAGAAGGAAGCGGCTAAGCGAGATGCAAAGGTCAGCAAAGCCACTGTCGCCAGTCGGGATACCGTCAAGTCCCACCTTGTCAAGGCATTGATTGACGCTAGGGCGCTTGGGTTAACCCTCGCCGGCGAGATTCTCGGGTTGATCCACGAACTTGATCCGACATACACAGAGCCAAAGGACGCCGAATAACCACCAGACGGCCCCTTCGGGCCGGCATTCAAAACCAGGCCGGGAAACTGGCCGCAAACCAGGAAAGAAAGAAAGATGTTAATGTCCTATGACCAGACAGCGCCCATTATCCGGTTCCTGATCCGGGAATCGTTTTCAGTCGAGTCGGCGGGGGATGTGGAAACTGCGGGCGGCGTAATGCACGCCGCGCGGGTATTGGCCGTCCGGTTCCGAATTGAACCGGACGATCTGGATGAAATGATCGCCCAAGTCGCGCGCGACTGAACAAAAAGCCCGGTCGAAAGGCCGGGCTTTTTTGTTGCCTGCTAACACCAGGCAAAACGTGACAGTACCCGCGCGGCGCGCGAGAGATGGCGGGCGAGCGCGCGAGAGATCGAGATGTGGTTACACCATAACGACGCTACTTCGATGTGTTATGGCATAACAAGTGTGCGCTGCGCGCAGGGTCGGGTTCGGTCACATAACCGGCACGGGAGTTATGCCATAACAGCCCAAACCCCACTTGGCATCACACAGGCACCAGGCGCACGAGAGCCGCCTTACACACGCAGTGGAGCGGGGGAGACCTGGCGTTATGGGCTACTCGGCGCGCGAGGGCCGGGGTTCGGCAGGGGTGAGGGTTCGGTCACCCAACCACCCTGTTACGTTGTAACGTCCCAGTTTCAAAAATACACAAGTCAGGATTCCGCCAGCCTGTTACGTTGTAACGTCCCAGTTTCAAAAATACACAAAACTGGATTCCGCCAGCCCGTTACGTTGTAACGTCCCAGTTTCAAAAATACACAAGTCAGGATTCGCCAGCCCGTTACGTTGTAACGTCCCAGTTCCGGCCAAACACGGATAGGGGGTATCCAGCTGACGCCCAGCGCCCTCGCGGCAGGGGTTTCGAGACCATTTCGGGACTCACGGCTGAAAAGCGGCACTGGGGCTTGTTACGCGTTACATGGTCGTTACAGGCCCGTTACGTAAGAGGCAGTCCCTAAACCAGACCCGAAACACGCCCGTAAGTGCTTGATTTACCTATAGAAAAAAAATTTATATATATAAGAGAGAGAGACAAGTTACAAGTTACGGCCATTTTCATAAAAACACAGCCAGAAAAAAGGGTCTCTGTAGAATTACGTCCAGTTCCGCGGATTTTCACGGGTTTTACCCCCTACCCCCCTGGGCGCCCGTGCTCCGCCCAAACTCCACGTTACAATGTAACAAATCAATTTTGACCCCTTCCTACATAGGGAGTTTCGAGACTCCCCCGCCCCAGTTTCGCAAATATACGCCTGTAACAAGCCTGTAACGTGTAACATTTCCCCCCTCCAGATGCGAAAACGGGGCCAAAACCGGCCCCGTGTGAGTTCAAAACTGAAGCGTTACAGCGTAACACCTCGTGATTTTTCAGAACTCAAATGTTAGCTGTAACATCTCGTGGTTTTCTGAAACTGGAGTGTTATCTGTAACATCCTCCAGTCGGGTCACTGTGATGGACACGTACTGCCCACCCACGATCTGCGACTCTGCTGAATACATGAGCCCGCCGCCAGGCTTGCGCCTGCGGTACACCGCGTTGATCATCCGCTGCAGGTCTGCCCCCGCATAGCGCATAACGGTGAACTTGCGGCTCTTGCCGGGTTCCAGACTCTCGAACGGGTATGTCTTGCGCGGCCGTGCCATGTCACACCCCCACCGTGCACGTGATCTCAAGTGCCTCCCAGTCCCCCACCACCCGCGTGGCGTAGACCAGATCCCCGTGCAGCCCTCGGCGCTTGTACGCCTCACGCCGAACCGCCCTCAGCATGTCGGCCCCGAACACGGTGCGCGAGAACACAGCGTACCTACCAGGCCCAGCGGCTTCCGCAGCCTTGAACATGCGGTTGAAAGTGTCCTGCTCACGCTGCTTGCGGTATGCCTTATTCTCACGCGCCTCGTGTGCCTTCGCAGCGCGTTCAGCTCTAGTCGTCATGGATGCTCCTTGTGTTGTGGAAACTAGATAATACCGCATTTACGTACTGAAAAGCGACTGCGACATTTCGATACCCGCCACTATCGAAAAACATGACCAACTACGACTACTCACGACTACAAGACTTGACATAGGTCGTATAGTATGAGATAATTGTATTCAAGGTGGTAGAGATATTCACCCTCGACAAACCCGGTGCCGGACTCGCTCTGGTATCGGCTAACTGTTCTTTAAACATGCTGATCAGCTCAGGCTACGACTACTGCATAACCTACGACGTCGGGATGACGTGCGGGGCAGTCGTTATGCCTATAACGTGCCGGCAGGCACTAGCTGCGGATTCCGTGGTATCCGTTATCTACTACGTTGACGACCAGTCCAATGGTCGAGGTAAGTCCACGTTTGATCAGGGAAACCGACTTTATGCGCTTGTGCCACGACCCGGCACCATCTGCGCAGCTGGATACTGCCTGCTTTCTGCATGAGCAATAACGGGAACATGCACAACCTACCCACACGAGTGCGGGTACCCGTAGTGCAGCACTACGGACTACCAGGCGGCTCCGCTAAGAGACTAGCTTTAGATGCACGACCCCCGTGCATCTATGGATGCTCTCTGCTGCATCTGTTACTCACTAACCAAGGACTCATCATGAAACTCCACAACTTCAAGCCCGAGACCAACGCCCACGCTCTCATGCTGCGCCACCTCGAACGCCACCAGTACAAGAAGGGTACATACGAGGGCGCCGCGCCCGCCGACAAGGCACGTCGCGGCAAGACCCACTACCGCATAGAGCGCAACAACGGCGACATGGCCGTGGTATTCCACTACACCGACATCATCCGCGCCCTGCCTGATGGCACGCTCATCCTGCGCACGGACGGCTACAACCAGAACCCCACGACCCGTGCCGCGTTCGCCGATGCCATCAGTGCGTTCACCCCGTGGCATGCATACCTCACGACGGTTACAATTAACGGATACCGCAACCCCTGCCTGATCGGTCGGGGCTTGTCCGATGCCGTCGCGTTCGAGGAAGGGATGATCATCCGGCCCGACGGCACCATCGACAACTTCGGCGCCAAGCTGTACCGGTATGAGGCAAACCGCGCCGCCCGCAAAGCGTGGCGCAATGACCCCCAGCACAAGGCATTCCGCGAGCTGCTGCCGATTCTGTTCGAGGGCGCCAAAGCCAGCGCAACCCAGGAGACGTGGCGCCGCGTAGCCCGGTGCAACTTCGGCAGCATCCACTGCCGCCTTGAAGCCCTGCAAGATTCCGAGAACTGGCCCGACCTCATCCAGTGGCTTGGCCACCAGTACAACACCCGCGACCACAAACAGGCATGGCGCGAAGCGTTCGAGGTGCCGGCCACCCGCCAGATGCGCATCGTCGTCGAAGCCTGAGGAGCCCACTATGTTACTCACTATCAACATCGCCCTGTGCCGCATCCTCCAGGCACTGCTGTCCGTGGTCGCACTGGCCCTCGTCAGTGACTCGCTCCTACCGGGTATGCCCCTGTTCCACCACGACCGGGGCATCGTGATGTTCGCTGCACTCGCAGCGTTCTGTGCTGCACTCGTGTTCGAGCCTGCCATCCAGCGCCTGCGCCGCCGCCGCGCCCAGCGCAGCGGATACCGTGCCCGTCACTTCGGGTAAGAAGGGTAGAGCCTAACTTACGGCCCATCACGGTGGGCCGTGGGGTGCGCTCCGCACCATTTCAATCAACGTCAATCCTCAAGGAATCATCATGCAAGTCAACTTCACTCAGTGCGTCAACCTGATCCAGACCGTCGGCCACAACGTCACGTTCCTCCTGCGCGGCCAACCCGGCGTGGGCAAGTCCTCGATCCTCTCGGCCATCGCTGCCGGCCTGCCCGACTACCACGTCGCCTACGTGGACGTCACCAACCTCGACCTCGGCGACATCGGCATGCCCGTCGTTGACCGCGACCGCATGGTTACCCACTACGCACCGAACGCCCGCTTCGGCATCGCGCCCGGACAGACCAAGCCCGTGCTGCTCATGCTCGACGAGCTGACCAAGGCCACCAAACCGGTGCTCAACATGCTCCTGCCTGTCATCCTCGAACGCCGACTCGGCGACGTGGCGCTGCCCCCGGGTAGCATCGTCTTTGCCACGGGCAACCTCGACACGGACGGCGTAGGCGATAACCTGCCCGGCCACGCCCACAACCGCATGACGGTGCTCGACTACGCCAACCCCACAGCCGACGAGTGGCTGCTGTGGGCCGCAAGCAACGGCATCGCGCCTGAAGTCATGGCGTTCGCCAAGCGATACCCGCAGGTGTTCGACCGCTACGACACGGCCGGCAACAACGGCAACCCGTACATCTATAACCCGATGCGCGGCCAGACCAAGGCGTTCTGCTCGCCCCGCTCGCTGGCCAAGGCAAGTGCACTCATCAACGCCCGCGCCGTCCTCGGCGGCGCGCTCCTGCCAGCACTCATCGGCACCATCGGCGAGTCCGCGGCGCGTGACATGGAAGCCCTCATCCACCTGGCCGACGCCGTGCCGTCGTTCGAGGCAGTCATCAAGGCACCGGGTTCGGTCACTCTGCCGCAGGGCGTTGGCGCGTACTTCCTGATGGCGTTCATGCTCGTGGGCCGGGTTAAGGAGGACAGCATCGACGCTGTTATGACATACGTTGACAGGTTCGAGTCGTTCGAGGCCAAAGCGTTGTTCCTCTCGACACTGGCTACCAACCCCACCAAGGTGTGCTTCGCTCTCAAGTGCCGCGCATTCACCCAACAGGCCGCCGCTATCGGCGAGTTCTTCTGATATTGACGACTAACCAACCCGCCCCTTCGGGGGCTTTTCACCAAGGAGTAATCATGAAATACACAATCAAAGGCAAGCTCACCCAAGTCAGCACGCTGCGCAACAGCGCCAACGGCAACCCGCGCTATGAGTGCCGCATCGTGCCGTTCGACGGCGAACCCATCAACCCCGTGCTGCTCACCGGCGAAGCGATGGAAGGCCGCACCAAGTCCGACTCCATGCTATGCTACAACATGCCAAGCCCCGGCAACTGGGTGCAGGCCACCTACCACGTCACTGGCAAAGGCCGCGTGGTTTTCGATGACATCACCGCACTGTAATTAAGGAGTAACATCATGCAATTCGAGGTCAACAAACACGTCATCGCCGATCATTTTCTTGCGGCGCTCATCAACGGCGACTACAGCGGCCTCAACGACGGCGAGGAAGCCCTGCTCACCTCATGGACTGACTGGGCCTGTGACGATTGGGAAGACAGTGACGGCAACACGTGGGTCTTTGCCCACTTCGGCGACTACGAGCCGAACGATTTCGATGAGGATGAAGTGACGTGCATGCTCTCCATGACCGCCACTATCGACCTTATTTTCACCCTGAAGAGAAAGGACTAACTATGTTCAACATCCCCAACTACCTCCGCCCGAAAGGGCAGCCCGAGTACAAGACCTCGGAATCTCAAGCCCCGCAAGGGGTGACCAACGAGCAGCTTGCTCACATGATCGGCGAGTTGGCATACCAGAACAGCGAGCTGCGCCGCACCGTCGTGCGCATCGAGACCAAACTGACCCGCATGGGCATCGCACTCGGTGTCGGTGACACGACTGCCCGTCGCTAACCGCTGAACTCAACTGACTAGGCATTTCGGTGCCTAGTTGGGTGCGCTCCGCACCACACCAGTTAAGGAATCAATATGACCATAGACATCAAGCAACTGCGCGACGATCACATCGCCAAACTTCAAGAGGGGTTCGCCAAAGCCCTCGACGAGTTCAGCCCCGACCGCGCACTGTACGACCTCACTGCACGACTCAGCGACGCGCGCCAACAGGCAGTTTGGAATCTGTTAGGACTAACAGACAAGTGGGGCAAGTGGGAAGCCTCGGGCGGCTACGGCACGCCGACCCCTATTCAGAAGTGGATGTCTGCCGAGATCGCCGACAAGCTGCATGCGTTCATGAATGAGCTCATCGCCGACGAACTCGACGGCATCAAGGAGAGCATGCGCAAGAAGATCAAGGCCATCGTGACCAAGAAAATCAAGGAGCAAGCCCAGTGGGATCTGGTGAGGAAGGTAGAGGCTACCGTGGATGAGATATCCAACAAGGTAGTGGAAGAAGTACGTAAGGAAATCACCAAGGAGTTAGGACTGTGAACGCATGGAGCCACTTACCTAACGCCGAGCGCATCGACTTGGTGTTACGCATAACTAGGGACGCTGCTTGGATTACTGCTCGGGACGCCGCTTGGGACGCTGCTCGGGACGCCGCTTGGGACGCTGCTCGGGTCGCCGCTTGGGACGCTGCTCGGGACGCCGCTTGGGACGCTGCTCGGGTCGCCGCTCGGGACGCTGCTCGGGTCGCCGCTTGGGACGCCGCTCGGGTCGCCGCTCGGGACACTGCTTGGGGTACTGCTCGGTGCGCTATAGAAGCACTGGTCGCATGGGATGACGCCGGCGGGCTTCTGGGGCTGCCCGCCGACGCACTGAAGTTGTTAGCCGCTAGCGGGCACGCGCCCGCGGTTTTGCTACTGCCATTTTGTACTTTATTTGAGAAGGAGTTAGGACTGTGAACGCACTCGAACGGATCAAACGGGCAAAAATTGCCATCATGCGCCACAAAGTGTGGTGTGCTTTCAGCGGCGTTATCGCGTGTGGCGAGATCACCGTAGACGACACAACGCCCACTGCATGCACCGACGGCTATAACGTGCGCTTCGGCGAGAAGTTTGTCGGCACGCTGACCGACGCCGAGCTGCGCCTCGTGCTGCTGCATGAGGCATGCCACAAGAGCTATTCGCATCTGCGTGTGTGGAAGTCCCTGTGGGATGAGAACCCCAAGCTCGCCAGCGTAGCGATGGACCATTTCGTCAATCTGTCACTGATGGATACAGATAACGGCGAGGCGTTCCTCGCCATGCCCAAGATCGGCATCCAGCCGGAACGCGCATTCCGCGGCTGGTCGGTCAAGCAAATCTACAACCACTTGAAACAGGAGCAGGAGGACGACCAAGACCCGGGTGACGGTGACGGTGACGGTGACGGTGACGGTGACGGTGACGGTGACGGTGACGGCGGGTTCGACTCGCATGACTTCGACGGTGCCGGCAAGCAGTCCGCCGCTGAGCAAGACAAGCAAGCCGAGGAAGTCCAACGCGCACTGCGCCAAGGCGAAGCCGTCGCATGCAAGCGCGGCCAAGGTAGCGGTAACAGCTCCGCTCTCATTGGCGATCTGCTCAAGCCCAAGCTCGACTGGCGCCAGCTGCTGCGCGACTTCGTGCAGGAGACCTGCGCCGGGCGGGACGAGTCCACATGGGCACGACCCAATCGCCGCTACCTCGCCGACAACATCTACATGCCCAGCATGCACAGCACCACGATGGGCGAGCTCGTCGTGTTATTCGATACCAGCGGCTCAGTGTTCTCGGGTTCGGTCACGCAAGCGTTCGCGTCGGAAATCGCCGCCATCGTCGAGCAGGTCAAGCCAGAGCGCGTTCGTGTCGTGTACTGCGACAGCGCCGTGCAAGGCGAGCAGTCGTTCGAGGACGGCCAGTTTGCACTGGCATCCATGCGCGTCAAGGGTGGCGGCGGCACCGACTTGCCGGTTACGTTCGACTACATCCGCGACAAGGGGTACAAACCTCAAGCGATGGTCGTGCTGACTGACGGCTACACCCCCTTCGGTACCGCTCCCGGGTACCCGGTGTTGTGGTGTATCACCGAGCGCAGTATCACTGCGCCGTGGGGTATCACAGCACACATTGACGTGTAACACGTAGAGCCCAACTGACTAGGCATTTCAGTGCCTAGTTGGGTGCGCTCTGCACCTTTCAATCATCAAGGAATCATCATGAATATTCACGAACTCAAAGCCCAAGACCCGGAGCGCTTCGAGCGCGAGTACACCCAGTGGTGCGAACACGCCGCCGACTACGAATGGTGGGATAACGTTGAGATGGCCTTCCGAGAGCGCATGAAGCCGCTTGGCGTGCACGTGGATCGCATCTATTTCAGCCTGTCTTACAGCCAAGGCGACTATGCGGCGTTCGAGGGGCGGGTGTTTTTCCACCGCTGGGTGGAGAACAACGGCTACGCCGAGTCGCACCAGCTGCTGTATCTCGACGCCACGCAGACATGTGAGTATTTCTCGGTGGACGCAAAGCGCGACCGCGCTCGCGTCAATTTCGACTATTACGTAGGTAACGCCCAGCCATGTGGCATTTTTGCTGAGCTGCCTGTTGATGCGTGGGACGAACTCGTTGAAGAGCAGCTCAACAGCGAGGACTGGGAACAACTTGCCCAAGACTGGGTAGACGACATAGCGCACGACTTGTACCGCGAACTGCAACAAGAGTACGAGTATCTGACCAGCGAAGAGCAGTTTACCGAATACTGCGATTCCAACGACATCACATTCACCACTGACGAGGAGTAAACCATGAAGTTCATCATTCAAATCAGCGGGCGCCAAGTTGCGCTCGATTCGGACCAGCTCAACGCAGTCGTCGAGGCGCTGCGCGACGCCGAGTTCATCGACAACCACTTCGTCGGCAAGGATAAGGGCGACACCGGCTACGACAAGCAGTACGTCCGTCGCATCCAGCCGTTCGACGTTATCGAGCACCTCCCCCTGCAAGTGATGCCCGACGACCTGCTGGACACCCTGCGGTTCGCCACCAAGCTGGCGAAAGAGTCCGCGTAACCGAAAAATCACGCCCTGCGGCGTGATTTTTCATCTTGGGTGGGGTATAATGAAATTTCTGTACCCCACTGGAGATTTTTCATGAGTAACTACCTTATGAGCGTAGATTTTTTTGGTAACGTCGTTCGCGCCCAGACGGATGGAAACCGCATCTGCCTGAACGACCTGTTTACCGCAGGTAACGCCCTGCGGCTGTCGGAGGGGAAAGCCGCGTTACAGATGGCTTCGTTCTTACGCGCCAAAGGAACCGAAGAGTACCTCGAAGCCGCCGCGCAGGAGTGGAACATCCCGAAGGAATCCCTCATCATGAGGGAAGGTCGGGGCAACCTCACCCGCACGTATGTGCATGCCAGCATCGCCTTGCTGGCTGCGGAGTCCATGAGCCCGAGGTTTCATGCGCACATGCACCGGGTGTTCATCGAGGGAAAACTGCTGGAGTTCCGCGAGCGTGGCGGTACAGAGTTCAAGAACCTCAACGCCTCTATCGACCAATACCTACCGGGGCGCGAAGGTAGGGATAACAAAGGCGTATTCATCCAGGTAGCCAAAGCGCTACGTACTCGCGTACTAGGCACTGAAGATGTAGCTGGGTGGAACACCGCCAGCGTTACGCAAACCCACGAGCGATATGAAGTAGAGAACAAGCTGTGCGACTTGCTGCGGCTGGGCCTCGTTCGCGACTACGACCATCTCAAGGAGCTAATCACCAAGCTGTAACCAACCCCGCCCCTTCGGGGGCTTCACCCATTCACCAATCCATTCATCAATCCATCCATCATGACTACTCAAGCCATCGACACCACCGCCGGCATCGCTCGCGCCGCCATGCTCGTCTCTCTCAACGTTAGCCTGTACTCGGGGCGCAAGCAGGACAAGACCACCCAAGCCGAAGTCGTCGCCACCAAGGGCGCAGGCTCCGCCAAGGCTGCGTCCGTGTACAAAAATCTATTCAGTGACTGCAAGGAGCTTGACGATGTGGTCAAGTACCAAGCCCGTGCCCGTGCCCGGCACTACGCCATGACGCTGCCATGGAACGACAACGGCGTGCGCCTGCTGCCCACCAAAGCATTCATGGATTACACGCAGGAGATGGATCGTTACAAGCAACAGTTCGAGTTCCTGGTCGATGCGTTCCTCAACAAGTACGATACGCTGGTCGCCGCCGCAGCGTTCAAGCTGGGCACCCTGTTCGACCGGGACGAGTATCCCTTGCGCGACGCCGTGGCCCGCCGGTTCCGGTTTGATATCGACTACACCCCCTTGCCGCTGTCGGGTGACTTCCGCGTGGAGATCGAGCACGAAGTGCAGCAAGACCTCGTGAACAAGTACGAGGCCCGCATCGCGCAGCAGATCGCCGCCGCCCAGCAGGATGCATGGACTCGGCTGTATGACGCGCTCACCCAACTCAAGGATCGACTCTCCCTCACCGATGAAGGTAAGAGGAAGATTTTCCGGGCGACCACGGTGACCAACGCACAAGAGCTGTGCACGGCGCTGACCCAGCTCAACGTCACCAACGACCCCAAGCTCGAAGCCGCGAGGCAGCGCTTGGAAGAAGCCATGTTGGGCGTCGAGCCGGAAGAACTGCGCAAAGAAGAAGGGGAGAGGTTGACGGTGCTGTCCAAGGTCAACGCAATCCTGGACAGTTTTGATTTTGGTGATATGGAGTGATGCATATGGAAGATGTCAGCTGTAGGTACAGCGAATCGAAGGGGTACTGGATGCTATCTGTTATGGATGGCACTGGAGCCCGCGATCTGGGAGGGCGCATGGGAGATCAACCAGAATGGTTGTTTGCTATTCGTGACGCAGCCAAACTTTCAGGTAACGGGTGGTTCACCCCCCACGACACGCTCATTTGGTTTAGAATGGATAGCAACAACGACTTAACGGAGTTCATACAATGGATGGTAAATTGACAGCCCAGCAGCAGGTATCTGACTGGCACGGATCAGTCCGAGATCGCATAGACAACCTCTGCGCGATCTACAAGTGCAACGACATCCGCAAGGGCGTCAACATCATCATGACTTCGGACAGCATCGTCATGACGCTGTACTCACTGCTGTGCGATGTGGTTGACGCCGATGACCCGCAGGCTACGTCTCAGGTCGGGGACTTGGCGGCGGCTGCGCTGCACTCCATCGTGATGAACGTGGTCGGCCTGTTGGACGTGCCTGACCAGCGCAAGCCCGCGCTGGTTAATGACATACTGGCTATCGTGGATACCAGGTATGCCCTGCAGAATCGCATTAGCGCAACGTTGCGCGACACGGAGGATGATGAATGAAACAACCCATTGTGAAATACAACACGGGCTTCGCCCGGCTCGACTCCCTTATGGCAGCTGTCGCCACGGGTGTGGTGCTGCTGTCCTCATTCACGATGCTCGGCCTGCTGGCTGTAGCGGGCTGGTACCTGTGGGGGAGGCCGGTATGAGCTGTAACCGCGAGTGCTGCAGGTGCACCCCTGAGCCACGCAAACTGACCGCCGTGGATGTGCTGGCGTATCTCTGCCTCATCGGGACCAGTGTCGCCGCGACCATAGCATTCGTGCTGTGGGTTGACATGTAGCAAACAACGCGCCGGGAACTCCCGGCGCACTCACACCAGGAGAAACGAAATGACCACACTACGACAAGCCGCCGAGCAGGCACTGGAGGCACTGATTGATGCCGCGCGGCACATGCACCCGGCTTTCGTGCAGCACGCGGCTATTCAAACCCTGCGCCAAGCCCTTGAGGCCGAGCAGCAGGCCGAACCTGTTTATTGGGAGCACAGAGTTCCAGTAGTCGGTGAGTTTGGGCAGACGGTTGGATACTCCAAGTGGAAGCCAGGAAAAGGACTGTCACATTGGCCGCATCGCGCGCTGTATGAACACCCGCAGCCAGCCGCGCAGTGGGTCGGTCTGACCGACGAAGACCGGCGAGCCGTTTTTGAATCCCTCCCGAATGCGCTGGACGGCTTTCTCAAGCTCTGGGGGTGGCTGCATTTTTCCAAGGCCGTCGAAGCCAAGCTGCGCGAGAAGAACTCAGGCGCGCAAGCCCGGAAGCCGCTGACGGATGCGCGCGTTGCCGCGATCGTTGCGAACTACTGCCTCAACGTAGGCGACTGGACGCGCAACGGCGAAAGCGTCGCCCGCGCCATCGAGCGCGCCCACGGCATTGGGGGTGAAGCATGACCACATTGAGAGAATCAGCACAGCAGGTACTGGAAGCAGTTGAAGCCGACCTCAAGCTGTTCAACATTCCAACCACGGCAAGACTGCTAGAAGCCATCACCACCCTGCGCCAAGCGCTTGAGGCCGAACTGGTGCCAGATTGTCACCAGTTGGGGCAGCAGGATGAGCCGGTGGCGTGGATGCGCTACTACGGCGAGCACGTCATTCTGGCTGGGAGAAAGCCTGCACGCCCGAACCATGGTGTTCGGTTTTTAATACCGCTCTACACCCGCCCTCAACCCACCTCCGACCTCAACCTGGCCGACAAGTCCGTGCAGAATCGTCTGGCGGCCCAGTGGGGGTTCGTGCCCAAGCAGCAGCCGCTGACGGATGAGCAGATCAAGACAGCATTTCTCAATGTCGATCTGTTCGAGGAGGGCGACGAGCTGCTTGGGTATGAGGTGGACATAACCCGCGCCATCGAGGCTATGCACGGCATCGGAGGTGAGGCATGAGCACCGACCGCGAGATCAACTGCGGCGACGACATCGTAGAAGTGTTCGGCCCGGAAGCGGATGACATGTCGTGCCACTGCACGACCGAGAGCGTTGATGGCGACCCCCACGCTGCCACCCGCCGCGCTATCGTGCGTGCTGCTGCTGAAATTGGAAGGAATACACAATGACTCGTGAAGAAATGCTGCGCATGATGCGCTTGCTGTCCGCCCTTGAGGCTGTTGGGATCATGCACCAGCCACGCCTGCCAGACTATCTGCAGGAAGAGCTGTACGAGATGGTCGCTGTGCTGGAGCGGGAGATTGTGAAATGACCTGCGGAACCGGGTTTCTGATTTTTGCCATCCTGATCGCAGTCATCAGGGTTTCTGGAATGCTTGCAGTGATCTGGCTGGCAACGGGGTTGAACAAATGACCCCCATCTACAAAAAGGTCGGTCGCCGCTACGTCGAGATCGGCACTTATGACAACGAGCAGCTTCACTACCCGCACGGCGCGCACCTCGTCTGGTCCCGGCCTGGCGGAGTGCTGACCCGCTACACCATCAAGCCAGCCGACGCCGCCCTGCTTGCGGCTATGGAGCTGATCCGGCCATTCGTGCTGTCAGGGCCGTGCCTGCAGGACATTGTGGAGGCCGGCATCAATGCGGCAAGGAAGGGCCTCAAATGACGCAGTACGACATCCTCCGCCTAGCGCAGGAGGCTGGATTCACTTGGGAGCCGATCTCCAACATCAGCGGCCCGCTTGAACGCTTTGCCGCCCTGGTCGCAGCAGCCGAGCGCGAGCAGTGCGCGAAGGTGTGCGAGACACAGCAAAGCAACTGGAATTATTGCGCCGCAGCCATCCGCGCAAGGAGCACGCAATGACCGACGAACAGCTGGCCCAGCTCTACCAGGCCGCCAACCAGGCGAACAGCGACCTCGCGGCGGCATACCGCAACAGAGACACGGCCATGATCGGCATGCTGCGGGATCGGTCACGCGAGCTCAACCGCTCCTATGCTGCGGCCAAGCGCCGCAGCAAGCGGCAGCAGAAAGCCGACAACAAGTCGCAACAACTCACCCAAATGATTCGCTTCTATATGGACCAGCCATGCAATGCACAAACATAGCGTGTAACGGACCCACCAAGGTCATCAAGACATACCCCGATGTAGAAGAAAACTACCGCGTGCGTGTCTGCTGCACCTGCGGGCTGAAGTTTCTGACGCGCGAAGCCGAGGTTCCTATGGGTATAATCAAACAACTTCGACACGACGAAAAAGTGCGGCAAGCGCACAACGGCGGTTGACTATGCGTATAAGGAGTTTGTTCATGTCTATCATAGAGTTACCGTGGCGAGCACGAGTGGGCATCGCGCTCTTGTGCATCGGCATTGGCGTTGCCAGCAGCACTGTGGCGGGGCGCATGTTGGTTCACGGGTTGGAAGTAACGGAGCCGGACACCACGTCCCGAGCCATCCTGACCGCCGCTGGCGTGCTCATGATTGTCACGGAGTTGACAGCGTTCTTCCTGGCTGCACTGCTGCCCGCGACCCGGCTGTACCAGCTGCGCATCTTGGGCCTGTCCCTGCTGGTGTTCGAGATCGTCACTATCGGCGGCACGAGGCTGGTGCTCAACAGCAGCGCCGAGGCTGCGACGGTGGCTCACGCCACCCGGATCGAGAACGTCAAGCGAGCCATTGAAGCCCGGCAGGCCGACGTGCGCAGCCTGCGGGAAGTGGGCGAGCGCCAAACCGCCAGCGAACATGCGTGGGCACGCCACCTCGGGGTGCAGACTATCCAGAAGGCTGAGGCACTGGATCGGGAGATCGAGCCCCTGCGCGAGACGCTGGCTGACCTGCAAGCGCGCAGCCGACCCACACTGCAACACGCTCTCGGTGCGGAGCTGGCCTTGGCACACAGCATCGCCATGCCCGTGCTGGTGAGTTCGACCGGCTTGGTACTTTTCGGTGTCGCTGGGTTGGTGCTGCGCAGGTCTGCACCCGTGCGCAAACCCGAGGCGCCTGTCATCCCGAAGGTGAGCGGGCTCCCCCGTTGGAAACCCATCGTGGCCTCGATACCCGTGGCCGCAGTGGCGGCACCCGCCGCTACCGCTCCGGTACCTGTCAGTGTCCCACAGCCCGCTACCGATACCCACGCTACTGAGACCGCCGATACGGACTCTAAGGATGATGCCCGGTATCAGCAGCTGCGCGCCGCGGTTTTGGCGGGTGACGTCAAGCCGAGTATGCGTGCCGTTCGGAACGCTGGGTATGGGGGGACTGTTACAGTGCAACGGTACCTGCACCGCCTAGTGGCTGAAGGCGTAACCGCCAAGTCAGGGCAGGGCTATGTCGTGAACCAACAAGCCGCACTTCATGCGAAAGACCCGCACGCTGGCCGACCTTCGGCCTAACGTAACCATCACATGCCTGTGCTGTGGGCAGGCAAAACCAAAAGCCAGTGCAACCCAGTTTCATGCGCACCATGTATGCGCTGAATGCACTCGCAAACTTCAAGCAACTCCGGAGAAGAAATGAAAGTCACACTGATCGCCTGCACGCCCGATGCAGACAAAATCCTGGGCTACGTCGCCCGTGTCAGCAACCCGTCCAATCAGGCAAACCCGGATGTCGGCAAGCTGCTGGCGTACTGCGCCCGCAACAGCCACTGGAGCGTGTTCGAGCATGCCTTCGCCACACTGGAGATCGAGACGACGCGGGACATCGCGCGCCAGATGCTCAGGCATCGCTCATTCTCATTCAGCGAGTTCAGCCAGAGGTACCAAGACGCCACTGTCATGGGCGAGTGGGTGCCGCGCGAGTGCCGCCTGCAGGATGACAAGAACCGCCAGAACAGCCTGGAGTGCGACGATTTGGCGCTCGAAGCTAAGTGGTACGAGTTACAAGATATCGTGGCCAACGAAGCCATCCAAGCGTACAACGCCGCCTTGATCGCGGGCATCGCCAAAGAGCAAGCTCGCGCGCTGCTCCCCGAAGGGCTGACCCCGAGCCGCCTCTACATGTCCGGGTCTCTGCGCAGCTGGATCACCTACTGCTTGGTTCGCCTGGATGCATCTACGCAGAAAGAGCACCGCCTGATTGCCGAGCAGGTGCTGGCTGTGCTGCGCACCGTTGCGCCTATCACGATGTCCGCATTCTTCCCGCAGGAGGGCGCATGAAAACCGCAGCTACGTTCAACCCCGACGCAATTGAGTGGCCTGAGGGCTTTGTGCGCGGTAAAGTCCTCATGCAAGTGGCGAAGCTGCTCGTCGAGGAAGGCCCTATGTGCGTGCATGATCTGGTCGTGGCCATTGGGTCGCACCGGGCCGTGGTCAGCAAGGCGGCATACAAGCTGCACGCCGCGCGAAAAATCTACATCCGCAGCTGGGCGCACCCGGGCGACAGCAACACGCTATCTCCGGTATGGGCGTGGCGCACCTGCAAGGGATTCCGCGACGCCAAGCGCCCGGAACCGAAGCCGCGGTCGCAGATCAACAAGGACTGGAACGCGCGGAACTCTGCTCAGCGCAACACCAAGCAGCGCCTGTACCGGGGCACCCAAGTGAGCATCTGGGCTGGACTTCTGAACATGGGAGCGCGCAATGCCGGCTAACAAGAAACCCCGCAAGGCGTACCGCCCGAAGGCCCGCCTCGTCAACCCGATGGACTACGTGCTGGAGGGCTTCGCCCCTGTGTCTTCCGCCGGCTCCTACCTCGTGGACCTCAAGTTGCACAACCACTCAGCCATGACCGAGCTGCTGGCTGGCCGGGCGACGCGCAAGCACATGGATACGCTCATTGCCATGAGCAACATCTGTGAAGCGTTACAGCGTAACGGTTTTGGGGTAGACTACAAAGACGTGACGACTGAAGGTCGATTTGCCATCATATCCATCATCGTGCGTGCCGTAGAGAAACTGAAGTTCATACCTACTGGCGTGGAAATTCAGATGCTCAACAAACTCATGGAGTTGCACGATGCGCAGATGGACGTGATAACAGTGTTGGATATGGAGAAAGCCATAACCGCCGCCCAACGAGAACTGCGTGCCAAACGCGCGTTTAAAGTACCCACCTACCCCAAGGAGCTTGCATGATGAACATCCCATCCCCCCTCCCCGAAACCAGCGATGAATGGTTGGAGCGCGAAATCCGGGCCAAGGGCCTGACCGCGCCGCGCGTCACGCCGGCTGACATCGAGGCGAACATCGCGCACGAAGTCTGCGGGACCGCAGACCAGCTGAATGGCTTCGAGGTCATGCATGGTGACTCCGGCCTTGCACGACATACAGACTCCCTCTGCCGACTAACCATCTGCGTGCTGATCCTGCGCAACGGTTTCACCGTGGTGGGCACGTCGGCCTGTGCCAGCCCCGAGAACTTCAATGCTGAACTTGGCCGCAAGATCGCCCGCGAAAACGCCATCAACAAGATCTGGCCGCTCATGGGCTACGAGCTGCGCTCCAAGCTGGCGGTGATCGAGAACCTGAAGGCAGGGGGATGATCATTCACGCCGAGATCGCGGCGAGCCCCAAGGACGGCATCGAGGGTTACAAGGTCGTCTATGCGGACGGCTACATGAGCTGGAGCCCGCGCGCCGCGGCTTTTCCGCTAGTGCATAACAGCGCCAAGCAAATCCGATTTGTCTGTCTCAAGTAAGGAGCCTAAGATGAGTGTTGACCTGGTTGAGCTGTGGCACCGCCGTGCCCGTCCCGAACCTACAAAAGCGGATTTCAACGTCCAGCTTGGTTGTCATTTTGAGGAGATCGCCGAACTGTTGGAGGAACTGGAGCTCGTTACGCCGACGTTGGGCATAACCAAAGGCGTGGACTCCGCCGCGTGGCACGCTATCAAGGGCTTGGCTGAAGCGCTCAAGACTGGGCAGGTAACGGCTACCATCACCAACCGCGCTGGGGTTCTGGACGCCCTCTGCGATCAAGTGGTTACCGCTACTGGCGTGGCACACTGCGCGAACATGCACTTTGACGACGCCTTGAGGGAAGTCAACCGCAGCAACTTCAGCAAGTTCGACTACAACGGCCAACCCACACGTGATGCTAACGGGAAGATCACTAAGGGTGACCGCTACTCTCCCCCTGACCTGACAGGGTACTACTGATGCGCCCAACGATACACCAAAACAAGTACCTGACACGTGACGAGTGGAGTAAAGAAGTGCAAACCGACAGCTCGCTCAGCAAGCAGGTGGCAGGCGCACACTACAAGAACTTCACGATCCAACCCGTGCAGTTCATCCACGCCAACAACATCCCATTCATGGAAGGCAACGCCATCAAGTACCTGTGCCGCTGGCGCGAGAAAGGTGGCGTGCAGGACTTGGAGAAAGCCAAACACTATATCGAGATGCTGATAGAGCTGGAGTCTAAGAAAAATGGCGGCGACGCCTGAAGCACTCGTGAAGCGTAAGGTCCATGCCGCCCTCAAGGCGGCTGGAGCCTACGCTACCAACTATATTGGTGGCAATTACGCGAACAACGGCACGCCGGATATCCTGGCGTGCCTCTCAGGCCGGTTCATTGCCATCGAGGCAAAGGCCGGCAAGGGGCGCCCCACCCAGCTGCAGCTCAGAGCCTTGCGGCAGATCGACGCAGCGGGCGGGCTGGCGCTCATCATCAACGAGACCAACATCAACTACCTGCAAGAGTGCCTCTGTGATGTCCGACAAGCTCGATCCAATTACCAGCTTTTTGAACGCCCACAAGAAGACCTTGAGCAAGGCTGAAGATTACAAACTCAAAGATCGCATACGCCACCGCAAGGCGTATGCCAAGAAAACACAACTGCCGTGGAAGGAAGAAAACGATGACAAGGATATGCGTACTCGACGCTGAAACCTACTACGACCGCGAGTTCAGCCTGTCGAAGATGACGACTGAGCATTACTGCCGCGATGCGCGTTTTGGGATCATCGGCTGCGCGTTCAAGTGGGGTGATGGCGATACTGAGTGGGTTGAGAAGCCCGACGTGTCGGAGTATGTCATGCAGCAGGACTGGAGTGACACGCTGATCGTATGCCAAAACACAGCGTTCGACGGGTTCATACTGCACAACTACTTCGGCGTACAACCACTCGCATGGCTGGACATCATGGGCATGAGCCGCGCGCTATTCCCGCACGAGAAGTCGCACAGCCTCAAAGCCCAAGCCGAGCGCGCCGGTATCGGTGCCAAGGGTGACGAGGTGCTGAACGCCTTGGGTAAACGCTACGTGGACTTCACGCCTGAGCAGTTGGCGCGCTATGGCGAATACTGCACCAACGACGTCGAGCTCACCCACGCACTGTTTCACCGGTACCTGGGTATGGGCTTCCCCAAGAAGGAGCTCAAGTTGATCGACCTCACCCTGCGCATGTTCGTCGAGCCTATGCTGGAGCTGGACCCGGAGCTACTGCGGGCGCATCTGTCCGAGGTTCGGTCACGCAAACAAGAGCTGCTCGAACGTGTGCGCGACAACGTGCTGCGCACCGCAACGCCGGAAAAACGCCAGCAAGTCTACGCCGATGGCAACGACGGCATCAAGAAAATGCTCATGTCCAACCAGCAGTTCGCCGAGGCGCTGCGCAGCCTTGGTGTCGAGCCGCCGATAAAAACCAGCCCCACCACGGGCAAGGAAACGTTTGCGTTTGCCAAGACCGACGAGGCATTCAAAGAGTTGGAGGAGCACCCGAGCGAGGACGTGCAGGCGCTGGTCGCCGCACGGCTCGGCAACAAGACTACGATTGAGGAGACTCGCACCGAGCGGTTCATCGACATGGCTACTCGCGGCGCATTCCCCGTGCCGTTACGCTATTACGGCGCTCATTCGGGTCGATGGTCGGGACAAGACAAAATCAATTTACAGAATCTACCATCGCGCGGAGCAAACGCGGGCCAGATCAAGAAAGCTATCCTCGCCCCCAAAGGGTACGTGGTGATCGACTGCGACTCCGCACAGATCGAAGCCCGCATACTCGCATGGCTTGCCGGACAGACAGAGCTGGTCGAGACGTTCCGCAATAAGGGCGACGTATATAAACTCATGGCGTCTAAAATCTATGGCGTGCCTATCGACCAAGTGGATAAGACGCAACGTCAGGTAGGTAAGATCGTGGTTTTGGGCGCAGGCTATGGAGTAGGACACCAAAAGCTACAGCTATTCCTCAAGAACCAAGCTGGGGTCGTGGTGACTATCGACGAAGCCAAGCGGATTATTGACACCTATCGGCAGGCGTCTGATAAGATCGTGGACTTTTGGTCGAAGGCGGGCATGGCACTGCGGTATCTCCTACAAGGGCAGTCCTTCGACATCGACGCCGTGGGTATCTGCCGCGCCGTGCCGGGCAAGGGTATCACCCTACCTAACGGGCTGTTCATTCAGTATCCTGATCTGCGCAGTGTAGTCAACGAATCTGGCAAACAAGAGTTTGTGTATACATCCAAAGGGCTTCCTGTACGTATATACGGAGGCAAGTGCCTAGGCGCGGATACAGAGGTACTCACAGATCGCGGCTGGGTTCGGATCACAGATGTGCTACTGGTGGATCGCGTGTGGGATGGTGTAGAATGGGTGGAACATTCCGGATTGACATCCCAAGGCGAAAAGCATACCATCATACTGGATGGGGTCTCAATGACCCCAGACCACAAAGTTCACACACAGCGAGGTTGGGTAGATGCATCACAGGGCCAAGGATTACACAGGTCAGACTTTCGGATGCCTGACGGCAGTGAGATATGCGGGGTCGAATGGGCGCCGCTCCGTATGGGAGTTCCAGTGTGCTTGCGGGGGCCAGACGAAGCGCGTAGTAGCCGACGTAGCGAAGTACGCGCACAAGGGCGGGAACCCCTCCTGCGGGTGTCAATGGGGGAAACAAAACATATCGCATGGGATGTCGAGCCATCCGGCCTATTGGGTATGGCGGTCAATGCGGGATCGTTGCCGGCTCCCGTCGCATCAGGCATGGGCAAATTATGGGGCGCGTGGGATTCGTGTGTGCGAGGCATGGGACAGGTCGTTCGATGCATTTTGGGCAGACATGGGGCCTACGTTCCAGCGTGGGCTTACACTGGATCGGGTAGACAACAACGGGGACTACTCCCCGCAGAATTGCCGATGGACTACATACGGAGTTCAGGCGTTGAACCGGCGGGGCATTCTTCCGGTCGATCTCAAGAAGGCGGCGTCCTTGACGGGTATACCGAGGTCAACCCTTCAGTATCGGTGGGTCCGCAGCCAGTCTATGACATCATCAACGCCGGACCCAGATCGCGCTTCGTGGTCCGAGGTGCTACGGGGCCACTAATAGTCCATAACTGCGTGGAGAATCTTTGTCAGTCTGTAGCTCGCCAAATAGTCGCCGAACAGATGCTTCGGGTAGCTAAACGATATCGTGTAGTTTTAACCGTGCATGACGCTGTAGCCATCGTAGCCCGCGAGGCGGAGGCGGCGGAAGCGCAAGCCTATCTGGAGGAGTGCATGAGTTGGAACCCCGCATGGGCTGTCGGCCTGCCACTTGCCTGTGAATCAGGTGTAGGCAAAAGCTACGGAGACTGCTAGAATATCTACCTTTCAAACCAAGGAACCGCACAATGCGTCTAGCCCATTCCTACTCCGCGATCAAGCAATTCGATAACTGCAGCAAGCAGTATTACGAAGTAAGGATACTGAAAAAGTACAAGTCAGGAGAGACGGAAGCAACGCAGTACGGAACCTTGGTGCATGCAGCCTTTGAGCACTACATCCGTGACAACACACCACTTCCAGAAAATCTTAGCCACTACGAAAAATTCGTGGCTCCGCTCCGACGAATCGAGGGCGACCTGCACTGCGAGCTCAAGCTCGGACTCCGCGCGGACTTCTCGCCGTGTCAGTTCTTCGATTCTGACGTTTGGTTCCGGGGAATCCCTGACTTTCTATCGGTCAACCGTGAGACGGGCCGCGCTCGCGTCGTAGACTTCAAGACCGGCAAGTCGAGTCGGTTTGCCGACACCGACCAGCTGGAGCTGCTGGCCGGCATGGTTATGCAGCACTTCCCCGAGATCAACGAGGTCAAGGGCGCGCTGCTGTTCGTCGTGGCCAACGACTTCATCAAGGCAGACTACACGCGGGCGCAGCTTCCTGAGATACTCGCCAAATGGGGTGGCAAGGCAAACATGATCGAGAAGGTCATCGAGAAGGGCGTGGTGAACGCTCGCCCGTCGGGTTTGTGCCGCTTCTGCCCGGTGGCGTCTTGCTGCCACAACCCAGCCCAGGAGTAACCAATGGAAGGTGCCGGATATGCCTAGAAACCCTCGTCGCTATGACCTAGAGCGGAAGTATGACGCCCAGCCCGAAGTCAAGGCCAAGCGCGCAGAGCGCAACCGTGCGCGACGCGCCTACGAGAAAGTCCACGGAGACCTACCCGGCGACGTGGACGTAGACCACAAGAAGCCGCTCGCCAAAGGCGGCAAGACGACGCTGAGCAACCTGCGCGCAGTGCCGGCATCAAAAAACCGTTCGTTTGCGCGCACCAAGACCGCGAGAATGAAGTAGTATTGGGGTGTTAGCTCTGCGAGGGGCCAACACTCCGCGACTGTTGTGATTAGCCCGGCGGCGAAAGCCTCCGGGCGCTTTTTCCGTCTGTCCTATGCAAGTTATCGACAATAAAGCACTCCTGTTCGTCACAAAGAACTACGCTCAAATATCCGCCATCATCCCCAAATCACAGGTGCTAGAGGTCAATGGCGACAAAGCCAAGATGCTCGTGCACTGGGGGCTCGACGAGTGGAAGCTTCTCAAGAACCTCGGCATCAAAGACCCACCACACCCCATCACCGGCAGGTACAAGTGGCCCGGAGTCTACACACCGTTTGACCATCAACGGGCTACTGCGGCGTTTCTCGCAGCTAACCAAAGATGTTATGTACTGAATGAGGCAGGTACTGGCAAGACTAGCGCTGCAGCGTGGGCCGCTGATTACCTTCTGACACACAAGAAAATTCGGCGCGTACTTATCGTCTGCCCGCTATCCATCATGGACACCGCGTGGCGGGCTGACTTGTTCCGCACGATCATGCACCGCAGCGTAGGCATCGCCACCGGTACGCGCAAGCAGCGCCTCGACGTGATCAACAGCGACCGGGAGTTCGTCATCATCAACTTCGACGGCGTGAAGGTAGTCACTGAGGCGCTGGCTGCGGGCAACTTTGACCTGATCATCGTTGATGAGGTCACCGCCGTGAAGTCCACCAACACCGACCGCTGGAAGGCCCTGCACGCACTGGTCGGCCCGAGTACCTGGGTGTGGGCCATGACGGGCACCCCCGCAGCGCAGTCCCCCGAGGACGCATACGGCATCGCCAAGCTGGTCCGCCCGGAGTCCGTGCCGCGCTTTGCCGGCGCATGGCGCGATAAGGTCATGACCAAGATCACGCAGTTCAAGTGGGTGCCCAAACCCAACGCGCAGCAGGTCGTGTACGACACACTGCAGCCTGCGATTCGATTCACCAAGGAGGAGTGTCTTGACCTGCCAGATATCCTGTACGCAACCCGAGAGGTGCCACTGACCCCGCAGCAGCAGAAGTATTACGGGACTATCAAGAAGGAGATGGTTGCGCTGGCAGCAGGAGAGGAAATCACAGCAGCTAACGCAGCTACTATGCTTAATAAGTTATTGCAGCTCAGCCAAGGCGCGGTATATACCGACACTGGGGAAGTCATACAGTTTGACGTGAAGAACCGCATTGCCGAACTGCTGGACATCATCGACGGCACCACGCACAAGGTTCTGGTGTTCGCTCCGTTCCGGCATGTCATGGACATGCTCAAGGACGAGCTGACGCAGCATTTTGGCGATCTGAACATGGTTGAGGTGATCCAAGGTGGCGTGTCGGCTACGGCCCGCGCGGAGACGATCAAACGCTTTCAGACGGAGAACCGACCTAAAGTCCTCCTGCTTAGCCCGCAAGCCACGGCACATGGCATCACCCTCACACGGGCAGACAACATTGTGTGGTGGGGTCCTATTCCATCGACCGAGTATTACCTGCAGGCGAACGCCCGCGCACACCGCGCAGGGCAGGTCAACAAAGTCACCGTCACGCACCTGCAAGGGTCTCCAGTGGAGAAGCGTATGTACTCCATGCTGCAAGGAAAGATCGACCTGCATCAGAGCTTGGTAGACTTGTACAAGCAAGAGATCGCGTGATATACTGACACACATCCCAGCCGCACCGGGTCATAATATGGTGCCGACACCTCGGAAAGACGGGGATTTTCTATCCTCAAGGAGTCCTCATGGATGCAGCAAAGCTAGTTCAGACCTACGTCAAGATACGTGACGCACGTGACGCCCTCGTGCGAGCTCACGAAGCGCAACTCAAGACCCTGCAAGAGCAGCTTGAGTTGATCGAGCAAGAGATGCTTTGTTTGTGCAAAGAGACCGGCCAAGATGGTGGCAAGACACCATACGGCAGTTTTTCGCGTACAATCAAGACACGCTATTGGACGAACGACTGGGACAGCATGTACCAGTTCCTTCGGGATCACGACGCTCCGGAGCTTCTGGAAAAGCGTATCCACCAAGGCAACTTCAAGGACTTCCTTGAAGCAAACCCCGACCTACTGCCCGCCGGCACGAACGTCGATTCCAAGTACAGCATTACGGTTCGCCGTAGCAAGTGAGGTTCAAAATGATCGCTATCGACAAAAACATCCCGATGCCCGCCCGCTCGTGTGGTGGCCGCACCAAGTACCCGTTTCACACGATGGAAGTCGGTGACAGCTTCGCTGTCGGCCTGAGCGGCGAGGATACTACCGATACCCTGGCCAAGCGCGTGCGCACCGCGATGGGCGCTGCAGGCCGCCGCCTCGCCCGCAAGTTCGTTCTGGCTACTGAATCCTCGGGCGTCCGTGTCTGGCGCGCTGCCTAATCGCGGTACAATCCAAATCTCCTATTCGTTTTTTCACTCGTAAGAAGTCACATCATGTCTAACAACATCTCTCTGTTCAAGCAAGGCAACGTAGCACTCCCCGACTATCTGCGTGAGGCCGACGAGCTGACCAAAAGTCTGGCTGGCGGTACTTCCGGCAAGCAAATCTCCATTAAAGGCGGGGTTTGGCGCATGATGGTCGGCGGCGAAGAAGTTGCGAAAAATGAAGATCGTGCTATGAACTTCATCGTGGTTGCTGCTAACCCGCATACCAACCGCACCTACTTCGCTGACAAGTTTGAGGAAGGCAAGAACACCCAACCGACCTGCTGGTCCGAGGATGGCCTGAAGCCGAACGAGGAAGTTCCCGCGGATCAGCGCCAGTGCAGCACCTGCGCACAGTGCCCGCAGAACATCGCTGGTTCGGGTGAAGGTAGCAGCCGCGCTTGCCGCTACAGCCGCCGCCTCGCTGTGGCGCTGGAGAATGATCTGGAAGGCAACGTTTACCGCCTGCAGCTCCCGGCGAAGTCGATTTTCGGCAAGCCCGAAGGCGACAAGATGCCCCTGCAAGCCTACGCCAAGTTCCTCGCGGGTCACGGCGTTCCGATGAGCGGTGTGGTGACTGAGGCTCGTTTCGACACCAGCGAAGCTGTCCCGGTGCTCAAGTTCCGCGCAGTTCGTCCGCTGACTCGTGAGGAGTGGGAGCAGTCCAAGGAAGTCGCAAAGTCTGAAGACGCGGTTCGCGCCGTGGAGTTCAAGATGGTTGTGAAGGCCAAGGATGGTGAGCCGGCCCCCGCCAAGGCTGCGAAGCCCGCAAAACCGCTGTTCGATGGCGCTGCAGTGGCGGCACGCGACGATGGTGATGACTCGGTGGAAGAGCCGGTGAAGCGTCAAACCAAGAAGCCTGCAGCTACAGCCGCAGCGCCGACCAAGGATGTGAGTGCCGTTCTGGATGCGTGGAGCGATGACGACGAAGCCTGACGGTCGTTGTGGGTACTCTGCCGACCTCGTGTCGGCAGTTATGAGCAGGGGGGATTCGTCTACCCCCGCCAGGTTCGCCAAACTCTGTGTGGAGACCCAAGTCTCTGTGCAAAAGGTGGCGGACCTTTTTTGTGTCAGCCGGCAGACTGTCTATTCGTGGTTCACAGGGGTGTCTCGCCCCCGTCCGAGGCACGAAGAAAAAATGCGCAACCTCCTTGCCGAAGCCGACGGCAAGCGCGCATAATGTCTAGTTCCGGGGCTCGGCTGGGCTGATCACCTAGCGACAGGGCGGTTCACGGGCCGCTGCCCCGGTCTTCTCACCCCCGTCAATCCTCAACCCCGTGAGGTATTTGTGAGTTCCCTCTTCCTTGAGTCCGTCCTCCCCTCTGCCGGCACCTACTGCGTGGTGTCTATCCGAGGTGGAAAGGTCAAGCAATCATTCGTAGAGTCGTTTGAGGATGTAGAGCGCATCGCGCAAGATGCCGATACCGCCGGCAGCGACGCCTACTTCGCACTCGCATCGTTCTCTTCCAGCTCCCGCAAAGCCGACGCTGCGACCGCGCTCCGCTCCATCTTCATTGACATCGACTGCGGCCCGGGTAAACCCTACCGCGAACTGTTCGACGCAGCACAGGCACTGCGTGCCTTCGTCGAGGCCACCCAACTTCCGGACCCGATCATCGTCAACTCTGGCGGTGGACTGCATGCATATTGGGCGTTCACCGAGGACGTACCCGTAGGGGAGTGGCTCCCCGCAGCCAAGGCATTCAAGGCGCTGTGCGTGGAGCACAAGCTCGGTATCGACCTGAGCGTCACCGCCGACGCGGCGCGTATCCTGCGGGTTCCTGGCACCAGCAACTACAAGCAAGACGCTCCGCGCCCCGTGCAGATTGCCGCATTGGGAGATGGCCCCGTAGCGTTTCACGACTTCACCGCGCGCCTGCCCAATGCCAAGGCGCCGGCACCAACCCTCGACCTGTCCGCAGCGAAGGCGTTCGGCCTCGACGACACTACCAGGGCGATGGCCGCGGCAGATTTGCCCAAGGCTAAGTTCGCCAAGATCGTCAAGCTCAGCGTGGTTGGCAGGGGCTGCGCACAGATCAAGCATGCCATCACCGAGGCAGACACCCTTGAGGAGCCGCTGTGGCGCGCAGCGCTGTCTATTGCGTGGAACTGTGTGGACGGCGAGAAGTCCATCCACAAGCTGTCTGCCCCGCATCCGGACTACACGTTCGAGAACACCGTGGAGAAGGCGCAGCGCCTCTCCGGCAAGCCCTACAAGTGCGCGTGGTACCGAGACAACCACCCTACCCTGTGCAAAGGCTGCGCGCAGCGCGTGACCAGCCCGATCCAGCTCGGTGTGTTTGTTGAGGAAGCCCCCGTGTCGGAGGATGGCAGTTATGCGGTAACCGCAGCGATTACGCCTGACACCGACGAGGTTGTGACTACAGCTGAGATCAACATTCCGCAATACCCGTTTCCTTACTTCAGAGGTAAGACCGGCGGTGTGTACGCCAAGGTAAAGGATGACGATGGCAATGAACTACCGCCCCTGTGTATCTACGACCAAGACCTTTACGTCACATCTAGGTTCTACGACTCTGACGAGAACGACGGCGAAGGGGAACTCGTTGGGATTAACCTGCACCTTCCGCACGATGGTGTGCGTCGTTTCCACGCGACAACCGTCTCGCTTTTCGCTAAAGATAAACTGCGCGACACGCTAGTCAAACATGGTGTAGTCGCATATGGCAAACAACTGGATTTGATCATGGGATACCTTGCTGCTTCCGTTAAGAAGCTGCAGTCGGCTTCCGCCTCTAGCCGCACTCGCAGTCAGATGGGTTGGACTTCCGAAGGCACGTTCGTGGTCGGTGAGCTGGAGTACACCCCGCACGGCATCAAACTCGCGCCCGCGGCTTCCGGCACCCGCCAGATGGCGCCCCTGTTCCATCAGAAGGGCTCTCTGCCGGAGTGGACGAAGATCATCAACTTCTACAATCGCCCCGGCATGGAGGCGCACGCCTTCGCATTTCTGGTCGGCGCTGGCTCCCCGCTTCTGCAGCTCCTGAACAGCACCCAAGTGCGCGGCGCCGTGCTCAACCTCGTGAGCAACAAGTCCGGCACCGGCAAGACCACCGTGCAGATGGCGATCAACTCGCTTTTCGGCCACCCCACCGAACTGCTCATGGAAGCCAAGGACACCGCCGCCGCTCGCTTCCACCGCCTCGGCACACTCAACAGCATCTGCATGACGGTGGACGAGCTGACCAACGCTACTGGCGAGCAACTCTCGCATCTGGTCTATGGCAGCACGTCGGGACGAGCTCCGCACCGCATGGAAGCGCAGAGCAACCGCCTGCGCAACAACAACACCACCTGGTGCTCGTTCACCGTTACATCTTCTAACGCCGTGATGTCCGAGGCCCTGTCTTCGCACAAGAGCGCGGTCGAAGGTGAGCTCAAGCGTGTGATCGACCTGCACATCAAGGCGCCGGGCGATGACATCCCCAAGGACGAGACCGACGCCCTTTTTGGTTCGCTGGCAGCGAACTATGGGGTGGCCGGCCCGGTACTGACCCAGTACATCGTCACACACCGCGATTCGGTCGCCGCGCTCCTGCAGGACATGCAGGCAAAGATCGACAAAGAGGCCAAACTGGAGCGCAGCGACCGCTTCTACTCCGCGGTGTTGGCCGTGGCGATGTCGGTAGCCAGGATTGGCAACGCGCTCAAGTTGTGGAGCTTGGACGAAGCGCGCATCTACGAGTACGCAATCAAGGCAGTGGCCGTCGTCAAGGAGTCGAACCGCGAGACCGTGGGGTCTCCCGAGACGCTGGCCACTGAGACACTGGCCAAGTACATCAGCGACAACATCAGCAACGCGCTGGTCATCAACGCCAAGGGCGCGCCCGGCCTGCCGACCGCACCGCTTATGACCCCCAAGGGCCAGTTGAAACTGCGGTATGAGCCCAACACCGATGAACTGACGATTGTGGCGTCCGACCTGCGAGCGTACTTCGTGGATCGCCGGGTGGACTTCAAGGCCAGCCTGCAGACATTCGTGGAGTCTGGTGCGCTGGTGCACGTCCCGGGCGCGAAGGAACTCACCGTGGTTCGTCGGATTGCTGCAGGGGCTGTGGGGTCTATGAGCGCTCCTGCTACCCGGTGCTACGTGTTCCGCGGCGCCGTGCTGGGCCTCGACATGCCGAAACCGGAAGACGCCGATGCGAGCGGACCCACTACCGAGTGAAGTCCGGGTACTCAGCCTGTTCGGGGCTGAGTATTACATACCGTGGGAGGAGCTGCCGAGGGGCGGCAGCTTCTTCATACCGACCACAGCGACGGCGAGGCAGGTGTACCTCGCCCTGAAGCCCGCAGAAACGCACCTCGACATGGAGTTGGAAGTGCGGTCTCGCTGTGAGTTCGGGCGCTACGGCGCCCGAGTGTGGCGGCTGCGTTAGATTTTCAAGTCGGCGCGCAGCTTGCGCACAAAACCCCCCAACTTGTTGTACTGCTCCCTCGCATACTGCTTGAGGCGCTCACGTTCTTCTTTTGGTAGGCGTTTTGCCGCCAATGGTGAGTCGTAGTATTTCACTGCCTTACGCAGCGACGCCATTTCCGGTTCAAGCCCCACCAGCACGTTAGCTACGGCGATTTCTTTTTTTTGCTTTATCGCAAAAGCCCGCGCGTTTTCGGGGTCCGTAATACGCATATCGTTGTAGGTAGCGCGGTATGGCATAACGAGTTCCATCAACTCGTAGAGTTCGTCTTTCGGTCGGGTGAGCTGCGAATCATCCCATGTAAACCGCCCAATAACCGCCATCTTGTGCAGCGGGCGATCCGTTGCGTCGGGGTTCAGCATGGCGTCAACCGCCAGCATGAACGTGGCGCTCACAGCACCAAATATGCCATTGATCGCGTTGTCAATCTTGACTGGCGATATGTCTACGTTACCGTTGGTGACTTCATACAGGTACGCTGCCATGCTCTTCGCGGTCTCGGAGGTTGTGCCCGTCTCCTGCTTGTGCGGCAGTTTGGTCTGTTGGTACTTACCGACCAGTTCGCGACCTGTCAAGAATGAGCGGTTCCAAAGGTTCTCCATCAACTGACGAAGTATCGGTGGGATCGGCACCATAGACCCTGCAGTAGACTCCCACACGTTTGACAGCACGGCGAACACGGCTTGGGTAGCTTGGCGCTCTTCTGGAGTCCCCTTGCGGGCAACGTAATCCACCGTGTTCTCTATGAACACCTTGAACATGCCGAGGTCGCTACGGATGGGTATGGATACATGGTTGTCAAACACCCACCCGCGGTTTCTAGCCCTCTCAGTCAGCTTCAGGTAGTCTTCATCCCCCTGCTTGGCGATGGCGTACATGGTGGATATAGCGGCGTACAGCCCCATCATCTTCACGAACTGGCGTTTGGCAACGGCCCGGTTCTGTCCTGTGATTGACGCCCCGACACCAGTGGCTTCGCGCAGCAGAATGTCCATAGCTTGAATATGCGCATTCAAGAACGGCACGATAGCCGCCAAGTCGGTGATTACCGAGTTTGCTCCGCGACGCCGGAAGTTAATCAGCTCGCGTGCCTTGGTGTCCGCTAAAAGCTCGTCGTTGTAGGTGCGCATGCTGTCTTCCCGCAGCGCCGCACGAACCGCCAAGTCCGAGGAGTGCGTGATCTGCTTGAGGCCATGCACAATCGCGCCCAGCGTGGTAGACCCCAGCGTGCGTCGCTGTCGGATGCCCATCTCAAACAAAACGTCGAGCGCAGGATCGCGGCTGATATAGTCGATCTCCCCTGCCATACCGTGTTCTTCCATAAACGCTTCGATCTTGTGGCGTTTAGTGGGTTGTCCGGTCATGTTTTTCCAAATGTTTTTGGTTTCATGCCAAGACAGGGAGGCGAAGTTGCCGACGCACGCCCGCACAAACAGAGCCGGATTACGCACGTCTGCCAATATCAAAGCGCCTTGCGTATCCATAGCTACCTGGGCAGTAGCGAACACCGGGTTGTATGTAATAAGACCGCGCACAAATCCCGTAATCGAGGACATAGCCGTGATGTACCACCGCGGCCTTCCGGACTTGTCCAAGAACGCCACCATATCGTAGTTGGACTGCAGCTCGTAGTGGACGGGCTCGCCTTTTTCCCGCAGGGTCACAACGTAATCGGTCTTAGCCCCTTCGCGGGAGAATCCAAGTTTTTTGGCATAGCCCGCCTCCACCATGTCGTTGATCATGTGGGTGTTGGCGTTCTGCTTAGCCAGTTCCGTGATGAGCCAGCCCATCGTTTTGAAGTAGCTATCAAACACATTCTTCACGGGCATGTCGAACGCGCCCTTGAACTCCGGCATCTTGCTGGCCGACGCCAGCCCCTTAATGCCGACGCGTTTGATCTCGCGGAACATTTTGGACACATCGTCCGGTTTGATGCGGTCAAACGGCACGTAGAACTCCACGTCCCGCAGGATTGCACCCGTCTTCTGGTCTACCCAGCCTGCCTTGATCAGCTCGTTCATGAGGCCCTTGCGCGGTTCATCCATGATCTCAGCGAGCTGCTTGTACTCAGCATAGGTGTCATACTCAAGCGCAGCCTTCTTGATGCCCGCATAGTCAATCTTGCCGTCGGGGGTGCGCCAGTGGATCAACACCTTACGTTCGTCTGGCGACAGGTGCTTGTTCTCGTCGATGAACGCCTGAAGTCGGCGACCTTCCATAATGCGGCTGGCGTGGGCGTACACTTGCTCAAATGTCTTGCCATACTTCTCCGCCAAGGTTCGCAGTACAGGCGCGATTTGCTCCGGATTCTTTGCCGTATCGAACGTTACCAGCGTACCCGTAACTTCATCGACTCGAATACCCCCGCGGCGAAAGAACGCGGGCAGGAACTTGATTACGTCTTCAGCCTGTCGAGCGATTACAACCCCCGCAGCGCGCAACGATCCGGCCTTACGAACCCCATCCATCTGCTTAATCAAGCGACGCTCGAACGTGGCAAACTTGTCTGGGATATGGGTACGAATTTTGGTGATGATGCCGATCCGGTCGCTGTAGCTGGCCTTCGCCGCAGTAATAGCGTTATCGACGGCGGTCTTTATTGTCGGTGGCGTGTACACCAAGTCGGCGGCGCGGGCTTCCAGCGCAGGGTCGGTAGTGTAGGTTGGAGTTGTAGCTGTGCGCGGCGCGGTAGCCGCAAACCCCGGAGCTGAAGGCTTTCCGCCGATTTTGGGCGCTGCGAATATGGAGTCGGCAGCCGCTACCGTGGCATCGAGCAAGTTCTGCGGGACTTCTTTCTGGAACAGTGTCTTGAGGAGCGCGGTTTTGAACGACTGCCAGATGGAGCTTTTCGGCGTGTAGGGGATTTCTTGCAGGCGAGCCTGCAATACGCTATCCGATAGGGCATGCGCTACGAACTCTTCTGGGGAGACGAACGCCAGGTCGAACCCTTCCCCACGCAATGCCTTCTGCGCCGCATCCCGAATGGCTGCGATCTCCTGCACCAGCGGGGCTTTTTTCGGCTCGCGCATGGCAGCCACAGTAGCCGCATGGAGCGCTTCGTGCAGTAGCACCGTGCGGGATGTAACCCCGTAGGTACCGTCGAGTTTAATCCAATCGCCATCTACGCCGGTTACCCCGGCAACGCGCTTGCCGTTAAATTCGACCTCCTTCACTATGGAGACGTCAGGCTCCCTGTTCGCGGCGAGTATTTCAGCTAGGCGCGCAGCCACCCCCCGTTGGATTTCGCTGGCAGTTTTGCTGTCAGCCAGTTCTTCCAGCGCAGCAACGATGCTGTTATTGCGAAGGTAATGCTGCTCGATAGCAGAAGTTTCATCACCATCAGCTACGTGCAGTTCCCCTTGGTGCTCGGCGAGGATTTTCACCTGCGTCGCGCCCCTATAGGGGCTCTTTACGAACTCGCGCTGGTGCTTCGGCGCCAGTTCCTCCCACGTAGGGTCACCCGCTAGGCTTTCGCGCTCCCAAAAAGCCTTGGCCTCCGCCACGTCGCGAGGGTCCATCTCCGATACCGGCTCTTCGTTAACGGCAGTCTCGGGTGCGGTAGCAGTCTCGGGTGCGGTAGCAGTCTCGGGTGCGGTAGCAGTCTCGGG